GCATATGGCTTGTGCATGCTCGGCACCATTGGCTAGGCCTGCATGCAGGTCGACCTTTGCGCCGGCTAGCATCCCGGCGATCTGGGCGTTGAGGTCGAGCTCTGCCTCTCTGACCTTCCTGGCTTTGCCGATCTGCTTGTCTGCGAGGTAGCTCTCGATGAGCGCTTGGTGCTGGGCTTCTACTGCTACCAGCCCCTGTCCTGCGCTTTGGTGTCCTGGCATTGTCGGGTCTTCACCACGCGGCACAAGCTCTTGCAACTTGCTCTCAACCGCGAACACCCAGGCTATGGCGAAGTGATCACCGGCAGTGGGGGCGGAATAGCAGCTCCGGAACTTTCCAGCACGCACCCCGGAAACATATGCGTTCCGAGCCTGCGTCAGCTTCGCAAGAAGAGTTTCGTACGCGTACAGAGCGATGTGCTGGGCAGGACTCACCCCCACAAACTTCGCACGCTCGACGCGATTCTTTTTGGCCTCGCACCAATGGGTGTAACGCAGGGCCTTGACGTTGAAAACCTTGGCCACCACGGCACTCAATTGTTGATCCCATAACGGGCGGCGCGCGGCTCGCGACATCGAGGATTCAGCCTCACCAACATCGCTGACCTTTACGTCCGTTTCGCTGAGGTGGTATTCACGCATCAGCGCCTGCGCCTGGCGCATCGCTGTGGCCGCTTCGTTCTCGTTCGAGCTTTGCGAAAGCGCCAGGCAATGCTTGATCTTGCGGATAGCCCGCTCGAGCTTTTTCGGGTCAATCGTTTTTTCGGACATGGTTCATCCTCGCCGGGGTGGCGTGAGTCATTGAAAGTAGGGTGGTACTTCGGGGTGTTCAGCTTGGAGCGGCCTTGCCCTGATTCAAAAGCACCTCATAGCCGCCGCACGAAATATTCGCCGTCAGTACGAGTCTCAAACATTCCGCTCTCGCGCGCTCTACGCCTTTACCAAATCGGGCAAGGCTTTGAGATACACTCAGCTGAAGTGAATAACATCAGGTGTTCAGCATGAGTTTGATATTTCGAGAGGGGGTGATTCTGTCCATAGCTCCAGTTCTTGCCTACGTCACAGCATGGATGTTTGAAATTGGTTACGCTGAGTTTTATGGTATTTCATTTGAATTAATTGAAGTTGATTTAAAAGCTATAATCATATCAATGCTGGTTTGCTTGGTGACGCTATTACCTTTTTTAGCTTTCACCTGCCTATTTTTGTACTTGGGCGTTTTGAAACGAAGCCGAAAAAGCCGCTGGTGGGCATTGCATCTGACATTTGTTTGGTTCTCTTCTATTATCCTTTATATAAGTTCGTTTGACTCATTAATCGCTTGGGTAGGATTGGCCCTATCTCTTCTTTTAATGGCTATTTCTTTTCTCCGAGTGGCATGGATGGCCCGTAGCTTAGGATGGGATGAAGCTTTTTCCAAAGCTGCAGACGGAGAAAGCATCCATAACTTTGAAGGTCCGCCTCCTGACTCTGCCGCGCCCACGGTAAGGCAAACGATTATGTCGGTTATTGCATTGTTGGGAAGCGTACTAATCGCTTGCTTGATGATAAAGGGTGTTGGAGGTCGTGCCGCTATGATCAAAACTGCGTTCCCTACTTTTGTCATGGACGGAAAATCGTATGTAGTTCTTGCTGGCTACGGTGACAGGTTTGTACTTGGCGGGATTGTCAATGGTCAGTTTGATGAGAACACACTTGTCATTCCGAAGAATTCGGAAAAAATTATAAATCTTAAAGCTGTCTACTATGAAAGCCTTTACAACAAGAAGTAGGGACGATGAAATTCAATCGCCGCAGAAGCAAGCGATTGCCTCGTCATGATCGGCGAACATGTCGAACTGCGTGTCGGAGTAATCGAGCATCTGCTGATAGCTGGGCCGGTCGAAGCGGAACAGCGCGCCGTCTGTTGTGGCTGCGCTGCTCTGGGTGGCGGTGCGTTCCATCCGGGCCCACCAGTCGGCCTTGCCACGGTCGCTGGCGATGATTGAGTAGACTTGCTTTGCACCCTTGAGAAAGCACAGGTCGCAGTTACCTTCCAGCGTGCGGCCATTGATCGTCGGTAGCTCCAGATCAAACGGCTGAGCCTTCCAGAATTCGCCGATCTGCCGTACGCCGACGCCCGCATCTGCCAGAGGCATAACCATCGTTGCGTGCTTGCTCTCTGATGTGGTCTTGCGATGCCGTATCTTGGCTACCCGCCGCGGTTCATCAGCTCGGATGCCGGTCATCATGTCGACTGGCGTTTCCTCTGTGGAGCATCCAACCATCCGCAGATATTTGTGGATCACCCTGATTTTGAGGTCAATGGTGCAGAACCGTGTGACCGGGTTGGGTAGATAGCTCCGCTTGCGGATCAGAGCTTCGAACGGCTCGCCGTCCCTGCTGGCTGTCTCGTAGGTGACGATGGCGAAGCCGCGCTCATCATCGCGATATTCCAGCCAGATGATCGGCACCTGCCAGCGCCGTGAGCATTCGTTCACAAAGTCGAGGGTGGCGGGGTGTTCCTTGCCGGTGTTGGCAAACGTGACGATCAGATCGTCCAGATCATTGTTGGCGTCCAGCACCTGGCGCAGCATGTAGGCGCTGGTCCGGCCACCGGAAAAGCTGACAACCGTCGTCCCGGACATTTTGTAGGGAGACATGGGGATTCCTCGCCGGGGTGGCGTGAGTCGTTGAAGTGGGGTGAGCGGTAACGGAGTTATCCACAGGCGGCGTAGCAGTTATGGTGCATACCCGCATTACCTTATAGCCCGACGCGCTTATGCTTCTCTAATTTGAGGTCTTAAACGAGGAGCCTCAAATGGAACATTTATCTTTGGTTATTGAACTCGCTGCTTCCATATCAGCGTTGATTGAAAGCGTATTGCGGGTCTGGCTACTGATCATGGTGATCAATCGTTCAGCGCAATAGGTGAGGGTGGGTGTTAAGGGTGGTTGTCCGCGCCGCAATTTTGGCAATCGGACAAGTAGCATTCGCTGACGGCAATGAAGCGTCCGCAGCCCTGACAGTTGAATACCTGCTTGCGGATGCGTCGTGGCTTTGGCGGCGTGATTCCGGTGCCGCGCAGAACTTTTTTCAGGTCTACATCTTGCCTGTGCACCAGGCGCCGGGCACGCGCGACGATGTAGTCCAGCGGCCAGATGGTCAGCTCATCGTCGCCGATAGCGGCCGCTGATTCGAGGCTCAGTCGGTGCGCGCGTTCAAGTCTGTCAGTTCCACCACATGGCCACCTGGCAAAGAAAATGTCGTTGCCGTTCCATTGCTGCTGGATCTGCAAAACACACTGGCAGCCCTCAGTGGGCTGTGCTGCCGCGTCGGTCTTGCTGAGGTACTGATGATCGACGCCCAGATGCGCGCGCTCGTCGATATAGGATTTTGGCCAAGGGATGTCTGTGTCCCTTTTTGCTGTGGCCTGCTCCAGGGTAAACAGCTCGGCCTTATCCAGGCTGGTCGTGTAACCGCCGCCCAGCGCCCAGAACGTCAGGCCGTCGCCAACGTAGCTTCGGCTGTCCTGCAGGTAGAACTGGCTCATGGCGTTTCTCCATGCATGCACCGCCCTCCGTGTCCGGTGGTGGCAAATTGTTTGGGGGTGAGCTATAGGTAATGACCGGCATGGGCCGGAGCACGGGGGTGGTATGAAAATTTTTCTGAGCCATACGTTTAAAGACAAACCAAATGTAAAGCAAGTTGCTAAGTATTTAGAAAGTCGTGGCTATTCAGTGTGGCTAGATGAATGGGAAATGACTGCGGGTGATTCTTTGATAAGCAAGATATCTGAGGGCATAGACTCATCAGACAAACTTGTTGTGTTCCTCTCGCGTGACTCGCTAGAGTCGAGCTGGGTGGAGCGAGAGGTCAATGGTGGAATAATCATGGAGATAGCCAAAGAGAAGGGGCTGGGAAGTAAGTTTGTAATTCCCGTGTTGTTCGAAGCGTGTAAGGTTCCTTTCATGTTAAGGGATAAGATATATGCGAACTTTTCCGATAAAGGATTTATTGAGGCTTGTGAAGAGCTTATAGCTGGAATTGAAGGTAAACCGACGCGCCGAGTTCTTGAACCCTACTCAAATGCAGTCACTAAAATACACAGCTTAGGTCAAAATATAGATGGACGTTATGAGTCAATAGTGGAGTTGACTGCAAACCTTGCTCCTATATCCGGAGTTAGCGCAAAGATATTGACATCTGGGTTTAGTTATGTGCACAAGAGAATCGGGCCATCTGGTGAACTAGGCAGTCCTGATGTCAGTGCCGGATCATATTCAAACTCTCAATATGCTTCAGATGGGAAAAGCTACTTTATTTCTTTTAGCGCCCCTGAACTGAAAAAAGGTATAAGTTTGTTTCTGAAGTTTTATTGTGACAACCCTGTAGAGGTGCACGCTGTCGAATTTAAGGATGGCTACGGACGAGATATTTGATAAGTTTTGCGGTCACAGATCAACCAATATAACTGGGCCAATTTATTATGGACTCATTGGTGGATGGAGCTAGGCAACGTTCTTTCGCTAGCCCCTTTCAGCGGGTAGTCGATGTTGAATTCACGAATCAGCCGCTTGATCATCGTGTTGCTCAGTCCGAGCTCTCTGACAGCTGCCTTCCGCGATATGCCGCGATCGCGGGCGGCTTTGATCCGGACCACGTTCAGTGCGTCAGCCACGGGATCGTGTTGATACGGAATGAGGTTCGAAGCCGGGCTGAACGCTTTGAATTCGAAGCCATGCACGCGAGCCATCTTCCGAAGCCTGTAGATGCTCAGGCCGGTTTCGCGCATGACATCGGTGATCGTCATCGTCTCGGCAAGCTTGCGGACAACTTCAACCTGTTCAGCTCGAGCGTGGCAGCGGTCTTGGATGGCGTCTTGAGGGGCGGCGGCGCGCATAGCCTCTTTAGTTCGCCGACGCGGCGTAGGTTTGCGGACATGCACTGCGTTCCTGCGCCCGTAGGGCTTGGGCTTCGGTCTGGCCGGGAAACCGCTCAAGGTTTGGATTTCTCCGCCTTTCGCGAGGAAGGCATCAACGGCCGCATCGATTGAGGCAGACCGTTCTCGGTTTTGCTGAACTGTGCTCAGCTCCAGGCTGATCACGCTGCCACCTGCGTGATGGTTACTCCGTCCATTTGGAAGTCAGCGCCTTGAATGTGGACTAGGTCGTCCAGCGCGCCCCAGTTCACTGTGAGGACCGATATCGGTGCCCGGCCCTCGTACACGGCTTTCACCAGCGCATGAAGGTCGGTGACATTTGCTTCAAGCTTTGTCGGCTTCGGCGGCATCTTCGCAGATGGGGCGACGGCCGACATTCTCGGAGCTGGTTGTTCGACTGGTTTGGGAGCCACAGCAGCTTGCGGCGCAGGCGCGTTGGCTTTCGCTTTTTCAGCTTCAGCGACTCGCTCTGCTTCTGCCACAGCCGCAAGCTTCGCTGATTCTTCCGCACGAATACGTTCACGCTGCGCCAGCTCTTTCGCCTCCTCAGCCTGCTTGTGCTCGTTGATCCGCACCTTGATGAGGGCCACCAGGTCGTCATTGTTCTTGAGCACGATCTGCTGAGCATCGTTGAACAGAAACGCATGATCCACGGCGAGCGAGCGCAAGCTTTCCAGGTTGGCGCGGATACCGTCGCCGATCTGGCTGGCCTCGATCTTGGCCCGGGCGAGTTCAGAGTCGGCGGCGTCACGCAGACTGGCGATATTTTTCTTGCCCTTGATGGCGCCTGCGAAGTCTGCGGCGATTTCCGGCAGCCGTACTTTGCCGCCGAACGAGGTATTGATCTTGTCCAGATGATCACGCAGCGCTGCTTTCGCTTTCAGAACGATCTCTTCGCGAATGGCCACCTTGCGAGCTTTCACCAGCTTGTCCAGCTCAAGGCGTTTGCGACGGGCCTGCTCCGATATTTCGTCGATGGTGCGGAAGAGGGCGTCGATGGTTTCCGTCTGGCTCAGCGCATGTTGCTTGGCTGCTTCCAGGCGCTCCTCGACCTCGCCGCACCACTTCACTGTTTTCTCTGCGTCAGCGAAGTGCTGGTCGGTCTGCAGGTCAGTGTTGATCGCCGAAAACACGGCCAGCGAATGCGCCTTGAACTGTTCAAGGTTGCTTGCCGTGACCATGCCGGTGACTTCGATGCGAAGGGCTGGCAGCGCGTCCGGAGTCTTCCCGACCGCCTCCACCACGGCTTCGGTAGGCTCGTAAGCCTCAAGGTCCGCTTGAAACTGTTTCCAGCCGACGACCAGCTTCGCCGCCCGACCTTTCACCGGGAAGTACTCCATCGAGACGAAGTTGTCTTCGGTCCCGTCCGAGCAAACGAAAATCACTTTCTCGGCACCGGACACAAGCAGTTGCTGCTCCAGCTGCCAGTAGTAATGCGCATCCAGATCACCTGCACGCACGTCGGCGGCGAGCTGCTCGTTCCACATTTTGTGCTCGAAAACGATCTCGCCCATCATTGTGCAGCCGTCGAGGGAGGCCAGCAGGTCGCCTTCGGTGCCCACAACCGGGAACAGGTCTTCGCCGATTCGACCTTCAAGAATCGGGCGGGCCAACGCTTCGGCTTCGTGCCCCTTGTCGAACAAGTACTTCTGGACCCACCACGAAATGTCCCGGTCGAGCCCGGTCTTCTTGGCATGAAGTAGCTCGGTGCGCTTCATCTGCTTGGATGCGCCCATCATCACCGGTGCTTCAGACGCGGTGCGATAGTTGGCGCGGAGCGCGTGCCATTCGGCACTGCCCTGGGTGACTTTATGCGTCTTCATGCGGTTTCTCCGGCGATAGGAGCCATCTGGTTGATTCGGTCGATCTGATCGGCACTGAGGGTGTATTTCGATTCCAAGAAGGCGATCAGGCTTTCGGTGTCGGTCTTTCCGGTGTCGATTCCCTCCTGCCATTTGGGTAACATCGTTTTGAACTTTTCGTCCTCGTAGGCGGGAAGCTCGGACCCTTGCTGCTCCGGCTGCGGGGTAACATCACGGTACCGAGGGGCGCTTTCCTCCAGCTCATCTGGACTGTAAACGCCCAGAATCACGTCCGGGCAGTAGAGGCGGGACCAGCGTTTGGTTGCCAGGTACGCAAGCTGCTGGCGAGGATCGTCGGCCCAGAGCGTGCTGTTGCGAGTGCGCGCCTGAGCCAGTAGCAGCTCCAGCACCCTCGGTTCGTCTTCGCCGCGAAACGTTGCCCAGACCTTCACGCCCAGGCCTTCCTCGTCGGCAAGCTTCCAGCCTGGCTGCCGGTACTCACCCTTGTCGCCGTTGTTGATCACAAACTTGCCGATGACCTTTTCCCAGTTGCCGTACCACTCGTAGTGCAAGCGATCCACAACAGGTGCGCAGGTCGTGATCACGGCATTGACCAGCTGCGCCTCGTAACCCAGCACGCCATTCACCAGATGGGTTTTCTGTGCGACGGCGAAAGGGTTCATCCTCCACTGCATGGCCTGCATGACGACGGCCAGGCAATCGGCGGAATTGCCATTGAAGTGCTTCGGCAGAGTTGCTCGCCCGGTCGCCATGACTTCGGCCAGGCGCATCATCTTGTCCAGGCTGTCGCCGTCGAGGACCAAGGCGCTGGTCGAGGTGCCTGCATGCGGAAGCACATGCAAATTTTGATCGTGCGATACGGACGCAACGTTTCTTGCGGACATAGGAAATCCTCGCGCTCCGTGCGGGCGCTGCGATTGGATGAAAATGGGCTTACTGAGTGATGTGCGATGCGTAGGCGCTGGCGAGCATCCAGGCGGTTACAAGCGCCAGCACGACGAATGAGCCTCGCCAGGTGTAGATGCGCAGCTGACGCTGCTTGCGGGTCATGATCGGGCACCCACCGGCCGACGCTTGAGCCAGTCAGCTTTGATCGGATAGGGCAGATCAGCAACTCGCATGCCGACGGGGTAGGTGATCGTTCCGCGTACCTGGGCGCGGGCTTTCACCTCGTCAAGTTGCTCATCTATGAGGGATTTAACGATTGGCTGGCTCATGCCGCCTCCTTGCGCTGTTGGCAGTGCCTCAGCAGGCGACTGCAGTAGTGGGAAAACTCTTCAAGGGTGATGAGTTCGTCGGTCATCATCTTCGTGATCATCTGCTGGACCAGAACAACCTCTCCGCGTGTGCTGGCGGGGTGCTTGAGGGTTTCGAGCGCTTCGTCGATCAGGATGTGCGGGCTCACAGCTCTTCATCCTCGCGCTGGGCGATCACGCCGTCTGCCGCAAGGGGCCGCAAAAGGCCCTCTGCGATTTCGAACAGGGCGTCTTTAGGGTTGGAGCAGTTCAACACGGCGTCTGCGGCCTCTCTAGCGCAGGCGGGTGAACCGAACTTGGCCATGTAGACCAGTCGCCCCAGCGCTGACTGGCTCGCACCAGATGCGCCGAGCTTCGCCATGGCGAACTCGTCGACCGCGATCAGAAAGCGCTCGAATGTGACGCCTTGAGTCTCCTGCAGGCGGCGTTTGAACTTGATGTCGTCGCCGTGGACCAGAGCGTGTGCACTGTTGGCAACCCAAAGTCGTTCGGCGGGCGTCAGTTGTTTTACTGGCGCGCCCGGCAGAGGCAACACCTTTGCTGCTGCGTTCATGATTGCCTCCAGGGCTGGGTCATGCGTTTCGGGCGGCGAGCATTGCGTCGGCCAGGGCGTATGAAGTCTCTGCGATGATTTGCGCAACGGACTTCTTGCCCGGCAGGCCAGCTTCAGGAACCACGTACTCTGGCTTCATGAAACCGGTGTCCGCACTGGTGGCAGTTGCTTGGGCTTGCGCAAAGCCCGCAGCGAAGTAATCACGCAGGGTCATGCCAAAGGCCGTACCGTGGCCTCCGTACTCGCTGGCTGGAGTAGGAAACGCAAACAAGTCTTCGTTGCTCATGCCGCCTCCGGCCAGTGGCGTTGAATGCTTTCTTTTGCGTAGGGCGACAAGCGCTGGTAGCTGGTTGTAGACCCGCAGCCAGGCATAGTGCCTTCCAGTTCGACGCAAGCATTGATGTCGCAGCGGCGTGAGCAGACCCAGCCGCCGTAGTGGCATGTGCGCACAGTTCCGCCCGGATCAGGGTGATACGCGAGGCCGCCTTTCCAAGATGGCGATCCGCGAAGCTTCAGGCCGCAACCGCGGCACACAGCTTGTGTCTCAGTGCAGTTATGCATGTTCGCCTCCGAAGCGCGTGGCATTGGTGAACCTCTTCGACTGAACACTCAAGAACGGATAGAGGCCATACAGGCGCCGGAGAGGGTTCAGTCGGAGAGGTTCGGGGGTGTGTTTGTGTCGCACCGCGACCCGCTACTGGCGTCGGTCGCGGCTTGCTGCGTCAGCGATGTTGGCCCGTTGCCCGCTGCTGATTGCAGGGCTGGCCGTTCGTCTTCGTTGGTTGGCGGTGAGCTTCCTCCCCAAGGCGTCAATCAGCATCTGTATCTGTTCGCCGTGGATCGCAGGTCCCTACAACATGCACGCTGCAGCTCGTTTGCCCGGTTAGTTGGGCAGGGTGCATGAGGTCCGGCACCCGTTAACGCCGAAGCTCGGGGTGCTAATTCACATCGGTGTCTCTCCCATCTGCCGCTGGGATTCGCGGGGCGCATTGCTTGCCAGGTCATTCACTCGGTTCTGGCGTTTCACCATCGTCAGCCGTACAGGGTTCTCCCTGTCGTGGGCAGCCTTTCGGGGCTGTCTGATCGCCGGTCGCCGGTAGAGGCAATGCGGTCTGTTGTTTGTTGCGCAGGCTGTTAAAGAGCGGTCGATCCGCTGGGCGTGTTGAGGGGCCGTTTCGCGTCTCGATGGATGTAAATATAGGAGGACCCATATTTCAAGTCAATGGGTATTCCCATATTATTTTCGATAGACGTAAAAAAAAACGCTCGGGGGCGGACACGAGCAGCGAGGCGGAAGAGTTCACCGTCACAGGCATCGATATTTCGGCACTGGTGACTATCCGGGACATCGTCGGGCTCGTACTTGAGGTGAAAGGGGAGATGAGGCTGAGGAGGCTTGCGTCTGATCGGCAGAAGAGGGCGTGCAAGGGGTAGAACGAAAAAGCCCGGCGCTGCGCCGGGCTCTTGTTACTTACAGGTCCCACCTTTGTGGTGAGAGCCAGTACCGCCTGTTGGATGCGTGCCCTTTGGGCATGCCGAAGCGGAGACTGAAACAATTGCAAGTAGTGCGATGAGCCCAGCGATAGCTATCTTTTTCATAGAGCCTCCTTGCACTGCGAGATGCAGTACAAGGCTATCGGCGTGAGCAAAGCCTTCTTGAAGAAAGCCCGATGCTAGGCCGGGCTTCTGGTGCTATCTCGCTGCTCTGAATGACCCCAAACGCTGAGTAGCTCTATTGAGCGCTTGATGGGCATCAGACACCGTCCCATCGACGTAATACCGAGCGCAAACGATTCTGCCGAGTAAACGATGTATCAACATCAATCGGCGATTGGTGCATTCATCATCCATAAGCTTGTTGGCGCGCCTTGCTGTTGCAGAGATTTGCGTTTTGGTCATGTGATTCTCCGGGCTCGAATAAGCGGAATTGAAAGGCTCCGAGCTAGGAGAACGATGCCGTCACGACACCCTGCATGCAACGAAAAGCCCGGCGCTGGGCCGGGCTAATGTTCAGTGGTGCTTTATTATTCGGCCTTGTCCCAGCCCGTGTTGAAATTCAAAGCGCGCATCATGCTAAACACGTCACAGCACTGAGCGCCAAGAGCCTTGCAGACATCGGGGACCTTGCGGTTTTGTCGTTGCGCAGAAGGTTTCGAAGTCTCTAAAGACACTACGCAGCGTTCCGGACTGGCCAGAGCATATGAAATCAAAAACGGATCACGTCCTATTGCAGCTAGTTCGTTTTCGTTAAGGTCTACCGCATAGCCGTTGAATGTAACGCTCGCGACCATGCCGGGATCTGCGTTCTCTTTTAGCACAATACTGTCTTTCACATCAGGCTTCGTCAGCCATGCGGTAAGAATGTCTGCCTTGCCGGCCAATACTTCTTCATATATCTCAATCGGCATTTTGATGCGATCGTTTTTGCTCTGGTGCAAAAGCCAGGTCCACAGCTCTGGCACCATGGCCTGGGGGTAGTAAACACCATTGGAAGTTATGAGAGTGTTCGCATCCAGCAAGTAAAGCTTCCTATCAAGCGCCATTATAATGTGCCAACCATGTTATAGACATTGGCGGGCTTAACGCCCATCACCTTTGCAGCTTTAGTAGCTGTTAACGCACCGTCCTGCATGGTTCTTTGAACAAGATCCACAATTGCTCCGCCGAGCTTATGTCGCTTAACGACATAATAGCTTGGGCCGCTAGAACTATCTTTACCGTCTTTAGCCGCAAGCTTCTGAGCAGCCCAGTAGTCGCGAAGCTGTTGGGCTGCTGCGCTCCATGTGTCAAACGAAATTTTGCCAGCGGAGAATATTCTGTAAGCAACTAGGGAGCCACTTACATTAATTGCTTTCGCAAAACCGGCGATTCGTTGGACCAGGGTTTCAAAGTTATCTTCTTGCCAGTTCTCCTTTTCCAGCTCTCCATGCGGCAAGAGAATGATACTTGCTACTTCATTGCAATATCTTTCGATGCCTTGCTCTGATCTACTTCCACTGAGTCCTGTGGCTCCGATAAGTATGTGTACAAACTCGTGCAGAAGGGTGAAAGATCTCGCAGCAGGGGCATCCTGATCATTTATAACTATAAAGGGAGCGATATCGTCGGATAGGGCGAACCCTCTAAATGCTTCGACAGGTATATTGGTGTGATGGCTTCCAAGATTTCCCATCAGCAACACAAATGTGCCTAACGCTTCAACCTTTTTTCTTAAATATGAAAAAGCGTCTTCTGGTTTTCCAAATCGGCGGAACTCGCGCAGCTCAAAACTGATAATTTCGATTATATGTTTAGATGCGGCAGTGGGATCTACCTCTGCACTCATACTTCCTACATATTCTCGCACAAAAGCTTCTTCTACGTCCTGTAGCACGCTTTTTACAAGATCTTGCCTTACATATATGTCTCGTACTAACGCATCCAAGCTGCCATTACTTTCTATGCGAAGTTCCTCAGGCAAAGTTCGAAAGTCTTCGCCACGCTCGGCTCGCGGTGGGGGAGTGGGAAGGTAAAAAACCAATAAGGGGCGGCGATAGGTATTCGCCATCTTCGCTAGTAGGGCCCTAGGTACCTCTTTTTCGCCACTTTCGTACTGGCGAATAAGGTTTTCCCCAGAAACTCTCGTGCCGCCAATCGCTAAGGATTTAGCCGCCTTTTCTCTAGAGAGACCTGCAGTCTCACGCGCCCAAACGAGCACCTCAGGGTTAATACCAGGCATACATCACCGCAGCCATCTCCATATTCATACATTCATCCATTATCACAGCAGCTGTTGTGGTGCGATACTGATCTTACACACCGTTTATCGCAAGTATTTACTGGCCCGCGGCCCAACGCTCACCAGTGCTAACGCGTATCAATCGCGAAAAAACTCGATACGCCAGACCATTTGGCCGGTCAAGCAACCTTGGTCAGCGACCTGACCACCACGCGATGATTCTGCAGTCGTCTGAGCACTGCACTGTCGGGTAACCCGAGTTCAGAGGCTTCAGGTATCTGACGCCGCCATCTTCTACCAGCTTCCTTAGCGTCGTCTCTTTGCCATCCAGGCTCAGCCATGCGTGAACCACTCACTTACAAGCCGCTTGTGCCACATAGAAGGAAATCGATCCTTGTGTCAGCGGAGCCATTTTCCCGTCAGGCTTCGACGCCTTCATTTCCTTGAGTGTTTCACCATCTCCCAGATACTTGAACGTGCCGGCGGAGCAGTTGACCAAGCGCTGAGAGTAGCCTGTGCCGCTCGGGCCCACACGTTTTGTGGTGATTTTTCGCTCATTACCTTTGGTGTCTCGCCCCAGTACAAAATACTGAGCCTTCGTGTCGGAGGGCACTGCCAGCTTTGTTTCAGAGGCGAGGGCTGGCATGGCTGCCAACGCTAGAATTGTTAACATCCTGTTTCTCATAACTGACTCCTTCATGGGTGCTACGAATCGCTGCCTTGCCAGATTACCCGGTCTGCCAGACTGCTCCAGCACTATCTACCTCAGCTCACCCGCATACCGTAGAAGTGATTCAGCGCTATCAGCTCAACCACAGCCACGAAAACGCACAATACGACGAAACCCGGACTGAAGACCCGCTTGCGGCCGGATGAGCCTCCGCTCAGCCAAGCCGAGTCGGAGGCGCCAATAACCATTAGTAACGCCAGCCAGGCACTGGCCCCGGCCTTGCTCCGGAAACCCTTTCCTCGCCATTCGCTCATCACTTTAGCAAATTAAAGCTAGGGCAATTCATTGCATGATGGCGTCGCATAAGCGCTGGATACACCGACTCATCGTAAGCTGGGAAGCCAGGGCCAGGGCCGGGGTCTGCGCGCTGGGCGTCGTGAAGCACGTCGTCAATAAAGGCTGATCTTGCGAGACTCTGAACTGCCCGACATTGCTCAACTCGCTCGGCTTCCGTAGCCGGCATTGGTATGGCTTCGACTTTCTTTTCGTATTCAGTTTTTGGCTTGTTGACACAGCCTGAGACAATAAGGGAAACGACTATCAGGACCGAGACTCTAAAGACATTCATTTCACATTCCATAATGATGGACCAGATGACCCGGCTACTCAGATCGTTCCCGTACAATCCGTCCTTGCCTAATCTCATCTACATACGCAGCCAGCTTGTCCTCGTCGGCCTGGAACAAAATGATCATCTTCAGGATGGCCTGGGCATCAGGCTCGTTACCCGCGAGGCTCAATCGCTCGACGATCCGCAGCAACTCCACGGCCGACCACTTCAAGTCAGAGGCGAGGCCCTGTAGGTCGCGTGCCAATTGTTGATTCGGCTTCGTCAATCCCATGACTGGTACTCCTACGAATTCCCGCCGCGCCATATGGCTCGGCTTTCATGCAAATTTCGTCAGCGATCTGACCACCACACCGATGATCCTACAATCGTCCGCGCACTGTACCGTAGGATAGGCCGAGTTCAGGGGCTTCAGGTATCTGACACCGCCATCTTCTACCAGCTTCTTGAAGGTCGCCTCGTTGCTGTCGGCCAGCTTCGCGATCACCAGCTTGCCTGGGAGTACTTCTGCCCGGGTGTCGACGAGTATCTGTGAGCCCTCTGGAATCGAAGGGGCAGTAGGGGCCGTCATCGAGTCCCCTTTAACCACCAGCCAAAACGCCGGGCCCTTGGCCTTGTAGTCAGACACGTCGTATTCATCAGCAGCACCTGGCGGATAAGGCTCAACCGCTTCCGACCACTCGCCGGCTGCGACCCAGCTCACTACAGGGTAGCGGTACATGCGGGCCGGCTGCTCAGCTATGGATACGTTGGAGTGTTCGCCAGACGTGATCACCGCTGTCATGTCGCCTTTTCCGTCCGAAAGCCACAGTGCATTGACGCCGCAGACGTCGGCGATCTTCGCCACATGCGCAGTTGCCTTGGATTTTCCACGCTCCAAGTCGGAAATAGATGTCTGCGTGATGCCCGCGCGGACTGCCAATTCTGCTTGATTGAGCTTTGCGTGCTGCCTTGCGGCCTTTAATCGGTCTTTAAATTCCATCCGTTGAGTATTACGGGCGCTCCCATATCCTTGCAAATCGGTGTTCCCATAATCTAGTATATGGGTATTCCCGTATGGAGGGGCAGCATGAACAGTATTTACAAGGACCTCGTTGCCTTCTTCGGCACCCAGGAGGCCACAGCTGAAAAGCTCAAAGTTGATCAAAGCACCGTATCCGGATGGGTTCGGGAAAAGCATGGGATGTCTCCAGTAATTGCCAAGCGCGCGGAGGCTTTGACCGGAGGTGCTTTCAAAAAAGAGTCCCTTTGCCCGTCGTTTCCGTGGGCCGAAATGGCTGCTTAAAAGACCGTCCCGCCGCTTCGGTGAATTGATATTGCCCAGCTTTAACGCCGGGCACCACGGAAACAGAACAGAGGTTTTACGAATGGAAAATTTCTTGCGGTCCTGCCAGAGCGCAGTGCTTGAAAACGAGGCCAAGAGTCTTGCAGCGAAAATGGGGGTCGCTCACGTGAGCCTGCTCCAGCGCGCCAACCCAGACAACGATGCTCATCACCTGACCATCGAGCACCTGTTCGGGATTCTGCTGCACACGAATGATTTGCGGCCGCTGAAGGCCCTTGCTGACGAGTTCGGTTGCGATGTCGTTGCGCGTCACCGGCCTGCGCCGAAACCACTCCTCGCTGCCTTGGCACATCTCGCCGCCGAGTCGGGTGACGTAAAGCGCCTGGTCTACGACGCCACAATCGACAACCACATCAGCCAGCACGAAAAAGCCCAGGGCGACAAAGCCATTCAAGAAGCGATCGACGCGCTTCAAGTGCTGCGCGAATCGCTGAAGGCTGCCTGATGAGCCGGACCAATAAGGTCGGGAAGTCCTGATATGCAGTACACCGTCACGATCAATCAGGTGAAGGCGTTGGAGTGGGGGCTGAATTCTCAGCAGGCCTTGCTGTTTGCCTTCGTCTACGGTTGCCCCAGCTGGACCAAGCCAATCAAGACCGATGGCGGGATTTTCTTTGCGCTGAGCAAGGCGAAGATCATCGAGGAGCTTCCGCTGCTCACTGACAAGCCTGATACCGCTTACCGCATGTTGAAGGCTCTGGAAGAGGCCGGTTTGATTGAGCTTTCCAGCACTTCAAATATCACACTTTTTCGTCTGACAGCGAAGGCCGTCGAGTGGAATCAGAAGCTCGATGGGTCGGAAAAATATCCGACCCTACCAGACGGCAAGGCTCGGAAAAAAATCCGAACCACCTCGGAAAAAAATCCGATCAAGGTCGGAAAAAAATCCGGGCAAGGGTCGGAAAAATTTCCGACAAATCAGGATACAAGTAATCAGGATACCAATCAGGGTACAAGTCAGGACTTGCAAGACCCTCCCGGCGAGCCGGTTCAGTCCTGCGGCTTGGCTGTGGTTGACGATCGCGCCGACACGCCACGGGTTGAGATTCCCGCCGACATGCCTGGACCGAAAGATCGAACCTGCAAAACCTTCAAGGTCTGGGCGAACTACGCCATGGCCTACCGCAAGCGTTACAGCGCCTGGCCGGTTTGGAACGCCAAGGTCGGCGGCCAGCTCGGCCAACTGGTCGACCGTCTCGGCGCTGATGTCGCTCACCACGTCGCTGCCCACTTCCTGAAGACCAGCGATGCCGCCGTTCTGCGCAAATGCCACAGCCTCAACGAGCTGCTGGCAAACGCAGAGAGTTATCACACCCAGTGGGTAACCGGTCAGCGCGTCAACGGCACAACTGCGCGCCAGATGGAAAGGACGGAGGCGAATCTATCCGCAGCGGAGCAGGCCGCCCAGATGGTTCTGGCCAAACGCCAAGCAGGTGACCGCAATGAATACCTCTGAAATGAACGATCAGCAGGTCGCAGGACTGGCGGCCGCCATCTGCGCAACCGCTGAAGCCATGGGGCAGGAAATGAATCCTGGCACGGCAGCGATCATGGCCGAAGACCTGTGTGCTTACTCGGTGCCGATCGTCAAAGCTGCGCTGAAGGCCTGCCGTTTTGAAGTGAAGGGAAAGTTGGCCATGGCCGACATTCTTCAGCGCGTCCAGTCTTCCGACGGCCGCCCAGGCAAAGACGAGGCATGGGCTATCGCCATGACCACCAATGACGAATTCGAAACCGTTGTGCTCACCGACGAGATTCAGCTCGCTTTGGCTGCCGCAAAACCCGTCCTGGATGCCGGAGACAAGATCGGCGCGCGTATGGCGTTCATCAGCACCTACGAGCGACTGGTGAGCCAGGCCCGTAATGATCAAAAGGGCGTCAGCTGGCGCGTTTCAGTCGGTTTCGACGCCAATCGCCGTGTTGAGGCCATCACCAAGGCAGTGCAGATGCAGCGCATCCCGCAAGAGCGCGGGCAGTTGTACCTGGCCGATTTGAACGTGGTGCCCGTCACGCAGGACGGCCAGGCCATTGCTGGCTTGATCACCGGCCAGGTTGCCAACCCAAGCCCGGACGTTCGCGAAAAGCTTCAGACGGTGAGAGACAGCATGCGCGAAATGAGCAAGGCCTCGGCCAAGCGGAGGGACGAATTGAAGATCAAGGCCGCCAATGATTTGGCCGAACGCATCGCGCTGCTCCAGCGGCAGGCCGAGGAATTGCAATTGAAGAGGGCGGGGCGATGAGTACTCACGAAATGACAGACGCCATGAAGGCAGAATTCGTAAAGGCGTTTCAGGCGAAGTTCGGTTTCGGCGTGCTGACCGCATCGTCCAATGATGATGCCGCCGCCATGATGGGCGCTGCAGCTTGGGCATGGCAGGCCTCCCGCGAGGAACTGGTGATTGAGCTGCCTGAGCACTACCAGTACGACAACCCCGGTGAAGCATTCCACGCCATCAAAGATTGCCGCGAAGCCATCGAAGCCACTGGCGTGAAGGTGACGCAATGATCCTCACCTGGGAGCAACTCCGAATCCTGCTCAACACCGCGACAGTTCTGCCCAATGGGCGCGGTGGGTATTCGTTCTTGGAGGCGCGCCATGACTGAGTTCGCCATTCGCAGTACTCGAGACCTCAACCGCCTGTACGGCGCACTGCACGCCATCGACCTGACCAAGCCGAAGGTAGTGGTCATCAAGGACGAGAAGCGTCCTGACGTCCTCAACCGCAAGATGTGGGCAATGCTCCGCGACGTATCCGAGCAGGTTGAGTGGTACGGCAAGAAGCTCACTGATGAGGACTGGAAGTGCCTGTTCAGCGCCTCGGTCGAGAAGCAGCGTGCAGAACCTGGGCTCGATGGCGGATTCGTCGTCATGGCCACCTCGACCCGTAAGCAGTCGGCCAAGTGGTTTAGCGATCTGTTCGAGGTCATCCATGCGTTCGGCGCTGAGCGCGGCGTCCGCTGGACCGAGGCGGACAGATGGGGAGGGCGTTACTGATGCTCAAGACCATCAAAGAGCGCAGAAAGAAGACCTGCGAAAATCCGGCATGCCGTATCCAGTTTGTGCCTGCTCAGCTCGGTCAGAAAGTGTGCGGCTGGGCATGCGGCTTGGCTATCGCTCCGGCGAATCAGGAGAGGGCGCGCAAGGCTATTGCGCAGCGCGAGCGGTACGAGCTCAAAGCTCGCAAGGAGAAGCTGAAGTCACGCAGCGACCACATGAAGGACACCCAGCAGGCTTTCAACGAGTGGGTTCGTCACCGCGATGCCTCGCTGCCTTGCGTGAGTTGCGGCCGACACCACGAAGGCAAGTACGACGCCGGGCATTACCGGACCGTCGGGAGCAACCCTGCGCTGCGCTTCGAGCCGCTGAACTGCCACAAGCAGTGCGTCCCGTGCAATCAGCATAAGTCCGGCAACGTTGTTGAGTACCGGCTCGAGCTGGTGCGCCGCATCGGTATCGTCAACGTGGAATGGCTAGAGGGACCGCACGAGCCCCAGAAGTACACCATCGAAGAATTGAAAGCCCTGACAGCCAAGTACCGGGCACTGACAAGAGAATTGAAAAAGGGGCAAGCAGCATGAAAATCTACTCGGCACGTCAGGCGTGGCATGACTGCACCTACATTCCAGCACCTGGCCAGTCCTCTGACGTCGTTCAGCTCGGAGTAGTGGTGCAAAGCACCGAGCGTGGTCCGACCGCCAACCATGCGATGCACAGCGCCTTGGCGGGTCACATCCAGTCGGCAATCGCCAAGCTGCACCCGCAAGTGCGAGTGTTCGGCGAGTACATGTATGCCGCCAACCGCGACGACGATATCAACGAAGCGGCAGAAGGCGTGGTGTTCGGTATGGTCATGTCGAAGTCCAAGCGAATGACGGCCGGCAAGCGGGAAAAGCTGGAGTATGTGGTGAAGGGAGTGATGCGCCGGTATCGCTACATGCATCAGGGCGGGCAGTCGGCTAATGACGATCCTCTGATCAAGCCAGAGGCTTTCCGTTCGTGGCTGATGGGCGAGTTCGGCGTGAGGCTGGAATCCTGCAACTGGGACCGCGATTGGGAGTGCTTCGTGCGCCTGTCCTTCGATTGCTGTGAGGACCTGGATCGCATGGCGTTGAGTCCGATTGGAGCGGTGATTTACCAGATGAGAGAAGCCGCTTGACTTCCCGTGCGGCTGGCGGCATCATTTCGCCATATTGAGTATTTTGCCTACGGCAACTTGCTCAGGTAACACCAAAAGCCCGGCCTAAAAGCCGGGCTTTTTTGTGCCTGTAAGAAACAGAAAAGCCCCGACATCGTTCGGGGCTTTTGCGTTGTAGCGAAAAAGAGAGGGCGACCCTAGATGGTGCGGTAACACCCAACGGAGCCGCCAGATCGCAGATGTAGCCTGCAAGCCAGCCAAGGCCCTCACTGCTCGCGCGAGCGGGGCGGAGCCTAGCAGAAAAACAAAAGGCTTTGCAGATGTTGAAAGATTTCAGATGTGGACAGTGCAAAAGACTTCTTGCCCGAGTGGGCGAGAATACCGAGCTCCAGATCAAATGTTCCCGATGCGGGACGTTGAATCATGTGAAGGCCCCGAGCCACGAGCTATCGCCTTTGAGCGACATGAGAGCGGCAATCGCCGTAAGCCATCCTCTAGTTGCTCAAAAGGTTTAAAAAATGAATTTAGTTACTAAACCAATTAAAAGTGAAGACGAAAATATCTGCGGAGCGAAGTTTTCGTATAGTGGCTCCCCGTCTGGTGTCGAGGTTGCTATAGGTAATCAGGCACTAACCTTCAGCGCAACCGATGACAGCGCGTATCCGGGCGAGATTAGCGGCATATTCGCGCTGGGAACAGGTGTTGGTACAGCCACTGTTCAGTTGGACTACCAGACTGCTATTCACTTCTCAGTTTACGAAGTTCAAGGTGGGGAAGGAAAGGAAGACGATAATACAAGTGTCAGTATTGTGTTGCTTAAGGGCAGCTCGCCGATCTTCACAAAGTCTTACAGTTTGAAAGTTCAGGACGACACAGGCGCTTATGTCGACACTCAGGAAACTGGTGTTTATAGCGGTGGAGGCTTCTCTGTCACCATGCCCACAAGGCGGTCCGCGAGTTACACGGCTACTTTCAAGAGCCCGGAGACTAAGAATCTCGATTGCCAAATCGAAATTGCAGGTCTTGTTTCGGGTGCGGGCTCAATTGTTGCTTCGCTACAGCTTGAGTTCCCGACCGAAGACAAAGCTGTGAGTTTCACAACCGCAGAACTCCAAAGCTTACTTCCTTCTCTGAATACTCACGAGGGTGACAAGGATTTCATGTATGTTGACTCTAAAGGAAACGTGACCACCGGGGTTGGATTCTTGCTAGCCAACGAAGATGCTGCTGTCGGTTACCCGTTCGTAGACTTTGACGATAATCCGGCGACTGAAGAGCAAAAGCGTGCAGAGTGGCGAATGATTGCATCAAAATATGACAAGAGCGTTAGTCATTCCGCTGACTGGTACGAGGACTTCACTGAACTCTATCTTCAACAAGACTCAATTGACGCCAAGTTGAGAGATGTGGTTGAGTCTGACTTCGCTGCACTAAGCCGAGCGTTCTCTGGCTATGGTAGCTTTCCTTCAGCAGCCCGTATCGCTATTCACGATATGTACTACAACTTGGGCGGTACTGGGCTTCGGGAAAAATTTCCGTCGCTGATGAAAGCTATTGCGCAACGAAATTGGACGAACGCGGCAGATGAGTCTCATCGCACTGGGATCAATGAAGAGCGGAACAACTATGTTCGTGACCTTTTTCTTCGCGCGGCGAATCCTGAGAGCTAATCTCGTTAATTGAAGCTTTAGGCTCTGCCACTGGCAGGGCCTTTTTTAATTACTAACGCCGCTCAAACCGGCTTTTTATTTCAGAGGTAAAGATGGACCCAACCGACCTCGGCCCAGGCACAGCTACCTGGCTGGGCGGTACGGGCACAATCCTACTGGGTGGCTTCCTGTGGTTGAGGAAATTCCTCTCCAGGGATGCGACCGACCGCGCCATGGACAACGCCGATATCGGCACCGTCCGACGGCTCAATGAACTGCTCGACTCTGAGCGCGTGGCCCGCAAAGAAGCCGAGTCTCGGGCGGACCAGTTCGCCAAAGAACGCAATGAGCTGGCTGCCGCCGTGGGCCGGATGGAAGGGAAGATCGAAGCCCTGACCAGCCAGGTGGCCCAGCTCACTGACAAGGTCACTACTCAAAGCGCTGAGATCGCTCGTCTGCGCACCAAGCTCGGAGGAATGAACTGATGGACAGATGTGCTATCAACTTCGTCGCCCGCCACTGGTGGAGGCGTGTAGAGGTTTGGCTGATCGCCATTCTGTTGCTGGCCGGTGGTGCAATGCTGGGCTTTCAGGTTGCCGAGTGGCGACTGTCGAGCTGGTACACCACCCAGGTCGCGGAAGTACGCCGGGGTTACGACGAGGCCACCATTCAACGCGACATGCGCCTGAACAAGCTGGCCAAGACCGCGACCGAAGCAGCCGTAAAGGTTGAGGGTGCTGCGGGCAAGGCGACGGAAGCGGCAGAGGTGGCCAGCAAGGCCGCCGACAAGGTCAACGAGGCGGTAGAGCGGCAAACGCCGTAACGCGCCACAGATTCAGATACTGCCATTTCGTGGCGCGAAAACTCACAGCCCTGGCATACGCCGGGGCTTTTGCATTCTGGAAATCATCATGCCCGCAACAGAAAAGCAGGTGACCGTTCACCAGGTTGACTATCAGTGCGACGAATGCGGCAAAGGTGTTATGCGATGGACTGGACTGGTTCTGACATCGCTGCCAGCGCAATTTCCGCACGGATGCACCGAGTGTAGCGCCCGCGGAACCTATCTGGTTAGGTACCCGTGCACGGAATACCGGGATGTCGCTATTGAGCCATGATCAAGAAGAATTGGATGGTGATCACACCCGGACACAAGCCCTTTCCGATGATCCTTCTTGAGTGCGCCCTCGATCACGAAGGCGCGCTTGCCTTTGCCCGGTCGATCTGGCCTCGTTGCACAGTGGAGTAACGAATGACGACCATAGCCCACAAAGACGGCGTGATCGCCTATGACTCTCTTTAAAACATAGGAATTGCTGCTCTAGAAATCTTGCACCTGCCCGACGGTCGGGTAGGTATCGCATTTATCCCCAAGAAAGCGTGCGACAAAGTCGTTGGGCTCAGCGACCAGAAGTGCTCTAGATGTATTCAGCCTTGGGAGAAATTGAACTTCCTTGCCCGTCTGCTCAAAGCCGTCTTTCGCCGCCTCAAGCCCATGTTTTATATGGCGCTCGGCCTCTTTGTAGAGTGCGAAACGCTCAGAAGCAACCACACAAAGAGATTCCCTGGTCATTCTCTCGTTGACGCTTTTATCTTTAACGCTATCCCCATCGCAGCCTGCCACTAACAAAATTGATGTTGCTCCGATACACAGACTGAACATCTGTCTCATATTCCCGCCGCCGCACATCTGCTCAATTGAAGTCCACCATTACTGGTAACCAATCACTATTTCAATACCACTTTAGTTTCCTGAGATTCCTCTATGACAGCCAAGCAATACGACTGGGAGGCAGCATGAATAGGCCAGATCCTCCGGCCGAGCTGTTGAAACTGTCTGATGAGTCCGACGTGTTCATGCGACTGGTTCCAGCCAAAGGCGTATGGACCTGGATACAAACCGAGATCCTTGCCGATAGCGGTAGCATTCACAATGAGGACCATGCCCATCTGATCGATGCTGACATCTGCATCATGTGGGCCTCTTCTGCATTCACGAAGCAGGGTCGCACAGTGCTGGGGCAGGCCGAACAGGTCGCCTTCCGAGCTGGAGGGTGGCAGAAGGCTCGGATGGAACAGCAGATGCGTGACTGGTTCGGCTACGTACCGAGCTACATCATCACCCTGGCCGCCGATTACTGCTCACAGTGCAGCGATGCAGACTTCTGCGCACTGGTTGAGCATGAGCTCTACCACATCGCCCAATCAACGGATCAGTACGGCGCGCCCAAGTTCACGCAAGACGGATTACCGAAGCTTGAGATGCGCGGTCATGACGTCGAAGAGTTCGTCGGTGTCGTCCGCCGCTATGGGGCAAGCCCAGACGTTCAGCTGCTGGTCGACGCTGCAAACAAGCCTGCTGAGGTAGGTAAATTGAATATATCGAGGGCCTGCGGAACCTGTCTGCTCAAGTCGGCCTGAAATTTGACAGGCATTAGACGGAATCCAACCTATGGCAGCCCTGAAGCATGAGGTGAAGAGCTTCATCGTTCAGGCGTTGGCTTGTTTCGACACTCCCTCGCAAGTCGTAGAGCAGGTCAAACAAGAATTCAGCATTGAGATATCCCGCCAGCAGTGTGAGTCGCACGACCCAACCAAACGCGCTGGAGCAACCCTTGCGGCCAGGTGGGTGACGCTTTTCCACGACACGCGCAAGCGTTTCCGAGAAGACACGGCAGCGATTCCGATCGCCAACCGGGCCTATCGGCTTCGCGCCCTCGGCAGGATCGTTGAGAAGGCCGAAGGTATGCGCAACCTTGCGCTGGCCCTCCAGGTGCTGGAACAGGCCGCCAAAGAATCCGGCGATATGTACGTCAACCGCCACCGCAAGGATGAGCCGGGCGACGAGCCAGCGATTCCGACTCGCATCCAGGTCGATGTAGTGGACGCGAGGAAGCCTGATGCCCAGCCTTAACGTCCCTCAATCGAAATTCCTGCTGCTGCCCCACAAGTTTCGCGCGTTCGTGGCAGGGTTCGGCTCTGGGAAGACCTGGGTCGGCTGCTCGGCGCTGAGCAAGCACTTCATGGAGTGGCCGGGTGTCAACGCCGGTTACTTCGCGCCGACTTACCCGCAGATACGGGACATCTTCTATCCAACGATGGAAGAGGTGGCCTACGAGTGGGGCCTGAAGACAAAGATCAACCAGGCGAACCATGAGGTTCACATCTACAGCGGTCGGCAGTATCGCGGGACTGTGATCTGTCGGTCGATGGAGAAGCCGCAGACCATTGTCGGTTTCAAGGTCGGGCACGCCCTAGTCGATGAGCTTGACGTCCTGACGTCGATCAAGGCGCAGCAGGCCTGGCGCAAGATCATCGCGCGTATGCGTTATAACCTGCCCGGACTGAAGAACGGCGTGGATGTCACCACGACACCGGAAGGGTTCAAGTTCGTCTTCCTGCAGTTCGTGAAGCAGCTGCGCGACAAGCCGGCGCTCAAGGAGATGTATGGGCTCATCCAGGCCAGCACCTTTGACAACGAGCTGAACCTACCGGACGACTACATCCCTTCGCTGATGGAGTCGTATCCCGAGCAATTGATCAGGGCGTACCTGAACGGCCAATTCGTCAACCTGACGTCTGGGTCGATCTACCACGCTTATGACCGCAAGCTGAACCAGTGTTTCGACACGGTGCAGGCTGGTGAGCCTCTGTTCATCGGCATGGACTTCAACGTCGGCAAGATGGCAGCAATCACGCATGTGAAGCGGGAAAAGGGCCTGCCTCGAGCCGTGGACGAGTTCATGGATGGCTACGACACGCCCGACATGATCCGACGCATCAAGGAACGCTACTGGCGCCACGATGGCGACAAGTACATCAAGACCTGCGAAGTCAGGGTCTACCCAGACGCCTCTGGCGACTCGCGCAAGTCAGTCAATGCCAGCGTCACGGATATCGCCATGCTCAAGCAGGCAGGCTTCACAGTGATCGCACCTGCGGCCAACCCTCCGGTGAAGGATCGAATCAACGCCATGAACGCGATGTTTTGCAACGCGCAGGGCGAGCGCCGATACCTGGTCAACCCTTTCACCTGCCCGACATATGCCGATGGCCTCGAACAGCAGGTTTGGGCGGCCAATGGCGAACCCGACAAATCACAAGGCAACGACCACGCGAACGATGGCGGCGGTTATTTCATCCATCGCGAGTACCCGATCATAAAACCGGTCACCTCTCTAAACCTGGGATACGCCCGATGAACAACGACGTTTCCTTCAAACGGCCCGAGTACATCGAGGCGTTGGATCGCTGGCTGACTGTGCGCGACGTCTGTGCTGGCCAGCACCGTGTTGTTGACCGCCTGCCTTACATCAACCGGCACGACAAGTCAGAAGAGAACGTCGAGCGCAACAGTGCGTACCGCGAGCGCGCGGTGTTCAAGAACGCCACCGGCCACACCCGAAACGGGCTGATTGGTTTGGCGTTCCACAAAGACCCCACGCTGACGGTCCCCAAGAACCTTGAGTACCTGCAGGACAATGCCAACGGCGCAGGCGTGAGCATCTATCAGCAGTCGCAAGGCTCCCTTGAGAAGGTCTTGGAAGCCGGTCGTCATGGTCTTTTCGTGGACTTCCACGAAGACAGCGGCATCGGCGGACATTCGGTCATCCTCACTTACACGGCTGAAGACGTCATCAACTGGCGCACCGGCATGGTGGACGGCCACAACGTCCTGATCATGGTTGTGCTGCGTGAGATGAACGAAGAGCCAGATGGGTTTGGGCTGAAGCGCACCGAGCAGTTTCGCGAGCTGGCTCTGGACGAGGGTGGACTGTACGTCTGTCGCGTCTGGCGTCGTAAAGGCCCGCGCGGCGGAGGCCCTCTTGAGGTCGTGGAAGAGTACATGCCAGCGGGGAAGGGCGGACGTCTCAAGGAGATCCCTTTCACGTTCATAGGCGCCCAGAACAACGACCCAAGCATTGATGAGTCGCCGCTGTACGACATCGCGATGATCAACCTCGGCCATTACCGGAACAGCGCGGACTACGAGGACAGCGTGTTCTGGTGCGGCCAGGCTCAGCCGTGGATCAGCGGCGTCGACGACCAATGGCTAGAGATGGCGCGCAAGGAAGGCGTTTACGTCGGCTCCCGCGCTCCGATCCCCGTGCCAGCCGGCGAAACCTTTGCTTTTGCCCAACCCCAGCCCAATACGCTGGTGAAAGAGGCGATGGCCGACAAGAACCAGATGATGATCGAGCTGGGCGCGCGCATGGTTGTGTCGTCCATAACGGCCAAAACAGCTACCGAGTCGAGAGGCGACCAGTCGGCGTCCACGTCGGTGCTCGCAATCTGCGTATCCAACGTCAACGAGGCCTATACCCGGGCGCTGGGTTGGTGCGCTCAGTTCCTGGGTGTCACCGGCAAGACGGCTTATCTGGTGAATCAAGAGTTCGTCGAACTCAGCGCTGACCCGCAGATGATCACCGCGCTTGTGCAGCTATGGCAGAGCGGTGGGTTTGCCAAAGCCGATCTGCGCGGCTACCTGCGCAAGTTGGGGCTGATCGCACCTGAGCGAACCGACAAGCAGATAGACGGAGAGCTTCAGGAGCAGACCGACAACCTCGGCCTGGATGATGACGAGGACTTGAGCGATGGCGGTCAACCAAGCGGTACTTGATGCCACAATTCGGCACTCGGTCTTTCTAGAGCAGCTCAAGGCTGGAGAGGTCGAGAAATTCGCTCCCTTCCTCAAGGAGATCGACCGGGCGGTGCGCGAGCAGCTCACCAATGCCGACCTGAGTGAGTACAACATCAAGCGGCTGAACCAGCTGCTGGACGAGGTCGACAGCCTGCTGCTCGGCATCTTCGACCGCTATACCACGACGCTGAACCTTGATCTGATCGACCTGGCCAACTACGAGGCTCAGTTCGAAGCGACGGCGCTATCCCGGTCCGCGCCTGTGGGTGTCACCTTTGATGCCGTGGTCCCGCCAGCACGCGCTATCCGCTCGGCAGTGCTCAACAACCCGCTCAGCGTGCGCGACAACGGCGGCGGCAAGCTGCTGGAGCCATTCATCAAGGACTGGGCATCTACCGAGCGTGAGCGCGTCAGTGGTGCCATCAGGCAGGGATTCTTCGAAGGGCAGACGAACTTTCAGGTCATCCGCAAGATTCGCGGTACCAAGGCTGCGGGGTACAGCGACGGGATATTGGCAACGACCAAGCGCAATGCCAGTGCGGTCGTGCACACGGCTGTGCAGCATGTGGCATCGCAGGCCCGGATGGAGACGATCAAGGCCAATCCTGATGTTGTCGCCGAGATTGAGATCGTTGCCACTCTGGACAACAAGACAACCCAGACCTGCAGGTCGATGGATAAGCGCCGCTTTCCAGTCGATTCCGGGCCGCGTCCACCGTTTCACATCAGGTGCCGGACGACCTTCGTGCCTGTGACCAAATGGACCAAGTTCCTCAGCAAGGATGCTACCCGCGCCTCGGTGGGGCCGGACGGCGGGGGCCAGGTGGCGGCCGATCTGAGCTATTACGATTGGCTCAAGCTCCAACCTACGGCGTTTCAGGATCAGGCGCTTGGCCCGACCCGCGCCAAGCTGTTTCGCGACGGCGGGCTGACGCTTGAGCGCTTTTCTGAGCTTCAGCTCGACCGCAACTTCAAGCCGCTGACGTTGGAGCAGATGAAAAAGCTTGAGCCGCTGGCATTCGAGCGTGCTGGATTGTTATTGTGAGGGCTCTGACTATAAGGAGCTTTTCAAATGCTTGGGAGCCTCACGGACGAAGAGTCTCGTTACATGTGTCAAATCCTTTGCACTTTGTTTAGGGTAGGCATCAGCATACGAGAGCCTCATACCGATACCGAATTCAATTCTGCGATGTCTGAGCTCGATGAGTTGCTTCTGTGTATTACCGGCTCTTCGTTCACGGAAGCAGATCAAGTTTTAAATGCAATATTTCAATTTCCCGATATTGAACGAGTATTTTACAAAGAAGCGAAGCCTCTGATCGAAGGTGGTTCTCCTTTTGAGTTGGCATCAGCTTTGAGCAATGTCTATTGGCGGTCTGAGGACCTGCTAGAGTTCATTGTGAGAAATGAAACAGCAGATTTTTACTATATGTCTCATTGTTATTAATAAATCTTTTGACCTTACCTAAGGCCCGCTTCGGCGGGTTTTTTTATGCCTGCAAAGCGGGCAAGCAAACCCAAGGGGTGCATTACCGTGGCAGAAGAAAACGAAATCGACCTGGAAAACCCGGCAATCAAGGCCGCTATCGCGTCTGCCGTTGAAGCATCCGTTTCGGGGCTGAAGACCAAAAATACGGAGCTGCTAGGGAAGTTGAAAGACACCTCCACCAAGCTGACTCAGTTTGAAACCCAGTTTGAGGGCATCGACATCGACGCCGTCAAAGGGCTGCTGAGCCGAGCCGGTCAGGATGAGGAAACCAAGCTGCTTACAGAGGGCAAGGTGGACGAGGTGTTCAACAAGCGCACCGAGCGTCTGCGCGGCGACTATGACAAGCAGTTGAAGGCAATCAGCGAGCGCGCGACAAAGGCTGAAACATTCGCCGCCAAGTTTCAGGGCAAGGTCCTGGGGGATTCGGTGCGCGGCGCAGCCCTCAAAGCCGGCGCGCTGCCTGAAGCAACTGACGACATCATCCTGCGCGCCAAAGGCGTGTTCTCACTGAACGAGGAGGGCGAAGCAGTCGCCGTTGATGAGTCTGGTCAGACCATCCTCGGCAAGGACGGCAAGACCCCTCTGACCCCGCTCGAATGGGCGGAATCTTTGCGCGAAAGCGCTCCTCACCTGTGGCCAAGGGCCTCGGGTACGAATGCCCCGGGCGGGGGTGGCGGCCAGGCTGCACTGAAGCGCTCCGAAATGACAGCCACGCAAAAGCGCGACTACCAGCGCAAGCACGGCCAAACCGCATACCTCAATTTGCCCAAGTAAGGGGATTCACCCATGGCAACAACTGTGAACAGCGATCTGATCATCTACAACGATGAGGCTCAGACCGCATATCTGGAGCGTGTTCAGGACAACCTGGACATCTTCAACGCGTCCTCCAACGGCGCAATCATCCTCGACAACGAGCTGATCGAAGGCGACTTCCGCAAACGCGCCTTCTACAAGCTGGCAGGTTCGCTGGATCACCGTGACGTCAACTCCGAAGCCAAAGTCGTCGCCAAGAAAATCGGCGCCGGTGAGGCAGTTGGCGTCAAGGCTCCGTGGAAGTACGGCCCTTACCAGACGACCGAAGAAGCGTTCAAGCGTCGCGGTCGCCCGGTAGACGAGTTCTCCCAGATCATCGGCCAGGACGTCGCCGACGCAACCCTTGAAGGTTTCGTGCAGTACGCAACTGCCGCACTGCGCGCGTCGATCGGCTCCAACCCTGCAATGGTCGTTGAAGCCAGCATCGAGACCGACGGCAAGAAGACGCTGACTCGCGGCATGCGCAAGTTCGGTGACAAATTCGGCCGTATCGCGCTGTGGGTCATGCACTCGTCGGCATACTTCGACATCGTCGACGAAGCCATCACCAACAAGCTGTACGAAGAGGCGGGTGTCGTGATCTACGGCGGCCTGCCAGGCACCCTGGGCAAGCCGGTACTGGTTACCGATACCGCCCCGGTTGACGTGATCTTCGGCCTGCTGCCAAGCGCCGTGACCATCACTGAATCTCAGGCGCCTGGCTTCCGCTCCTATGAAGTCAACGACGAGGAAAACCTCGGCATCGGCTACCGCGCTGAAGGCGTCGTGAACATCGATGTTCTGGGTTACAGCTGGAAGGAAACTGCCGGTGGTGCGAACCCATCGCTCGCCGCTGTCGGCTCGTCCGCCAACTGGGTCAAGCACTCTGCCAGCGACAAGGTCACTGCAGGCGTGATGATCGAACTCACTCCGGCTGCCTAAGCCATCCGACAGGCGCGGTCAGAGATGGCCGCCAGGGAGAACATCATGGAACTCGTTTACAGCAACCAGCGCGGCGACTTCGATCCCAACAAGCGCTATCGCAACCCGGATCTGTTCCGGAACGTCGAACGCGGCGTGACCAAGGTCACCGTGGTTGGCGATTACCCGGAAATCGTCGATGCATACAAGGCGGTTGAGATTGAGGTGGAGATCGAGACACGCAAGACACCGGTGAAAGGCAAGGCCAAGGCCGCTGACAAAACCCCTGCAAAGCCGGGAAAAGGCCCAACCAAGCCTGAGTCCAACGGCACCCAGAAGGATGGCACCAAGGAAGAACCGGTCTACATCCCCAAGCTGGAAGCAGATAACCAGTGGATCATCATCACCCGCGACGGTGTACGATTCAGCGACTTTGCTGGTGATGAAGCTCAGGCCAAGGCCGAAGCAGATCGCCTGAACGAAACCAAGGAATAAGTCATGCTCATCATCGAGGACGGCACCGGCGTACCGGATGCTGAAAGCTACGCCACTGCCGCTGAACTGGTCATTTACGCCGGAAAATTCGGTGTGGCCATTCCGGCTGAAGAGGCTGCGCAAGAGGCTGTTTTGCGCCGGGCCGCCTTGGTGATGGACGGCATGACCTGGAAGGGACGCAAATCCACCGGCGATCAGGCACTGTCCTGGCCTCGCCGGGAGATTCGCCTGGATGGCGAGAACAAGCCGGAGCGGTACCTCCCGGCACGCATTCAGTACGGTCAGATGGCTCTGGCCGCAGAGATTCATGCCGACGACATTGATCCTATCGACAACCGCAAGGGCGCGGTCACGAAGGAAAAGGTCGACGGCGCGGTAGAGCGTGAATACGCGACTATCAGCAATACGAGCAAGCGACTGTTACCTGCTGCGCCAGACAGGCCCAGCGCTACGCAGTTTGCAGACTATCTTCAACGGCGCGGACTTTTTGCGGTCAGGGCGTAGCTTAATAACCCATCAGTTCGCCCATGTCTAAGTTATAAAAAAGGTCTTTAGGCCAAGTAGGAGACGCCCCGATCACGGCAGCGAGATGCTGGGTTGCCATTGCGTCCACGGGATCTGGAGGCCCCCACAAAGGACAGCATCTGCGCTGCACGTCGGCTATGCGGCGCTCATCTGAAGTTTGCTCAAGAGCTGCTCTGATCGCTGAGCGCAATACTTGACGGTGATAATTCCGCGCATCTTTCTGCAAAATATATTGACTTAAAGCACTAGAAATAAGCGCAGCTTTTTGAGCGTTATTCATTTTGCATCCTGCAATGTGGTGGAGAGAGTTTTGGAATTCTACGACGAAATGGCCGCGATGGCTCTCGATCTGATTACCGAATACGGCCAGGCAGTCACCATCCGCGACTCGGTCAAAGGCGGTTACAACCCGGGCTCCGGCACCACATCACCTGATACGGTCACGGAGCGAACCGCCCAAGGCATCCTGCTCGACTTCACCGGTCAGGAGTTTCAGACCAATACTCTGATCAAGGTTGGCGACAAGAAGCTGAAGATTGCCGCGAAGGGTCTTGAGCAGCCACCGACACTGCTCAGCAAGTTGGTGATCCAGGGTCGTACCTGGTCGATCATTCCACCGCTGAAAGAGATCAACCCGGCAGGCACGCCACTGCTCTATGAGCTGCAGGTGCGCTCATGAGTCGCGCAGGTGCTGGTCAGTCCGGTAGCTTCGGCCTCGACCTCGCCAGATTTGCCGAGCAGGCCAAGGAAGCGGTCGATGTCAGTCTTCGCGAGATAATCATCGAGATCGGCAGCAGCGTCATCCGGATGTCTCCAGTGGGCAATCCTGAGATATGGGCGGCTAACCTGGCGTTCCGTGATTCCAACACCCGCGCAGCCGACGAATACGACTTCAAGGTTTCCCTGCGCAATACGGTCATCAACCTGACAGGGTCGAACTTCACGAAGTCCGGAAAGCTGAAGCGAGGCGTGAAATACGCCAAGCCTTTGACCAAGACCGAGCGTGTCCAGAACTTCAACGTTAACGGGCTCGTAGCTGGCCAGGATTACGTCGGCGGCCGATTCCGTGGTAACTGGATGTTCGGAATTGGCGCGTCAGATGGCACGACTACAGAAGAGGTCGATCCGACTGGCAGCAAGTCCACGGCGCGCATCGTCAACGGTGTGCTGGAATTCCACGCCGGCGACGTCGCCTACATCACCAATAGCCTGCCATACGCCATCCCGCTGGAATTTGGGCATTCGACCCAGGCACCGGGCGGCATGGTTCGAATCACCGTGGCGCGCTTCCAGCAGATCGTTGAGGCGGCCATCAGGAATCATCAGGTATGAGCCACAAAATAATCCGCTCACTGTTCGAACAAAGACTCACGGTGTGGGCGGGTGGGCGCAACCTGAGGATCGCCTATCAGGGCGTCAGTTTCACGCCAGAGACAGACGAGACGTATCTGGCAGCGTTCATGCTTCCGGCCGGCACCGGTACCGACACCCTGTCGGGCGATCACCGCGTCTATACCGGTGTGTTCCAGATCAACGTTGTGACCCCGGCAGGCAACGGGACTGGCGAAGCTGAGGGCTTTGTCGACGACATTGCCGCTTTGTTCCCGGCCTATCTCTGGCTCAAGCAAGACGCTTTCGAGGTGCTGGTGCTCACGCCGGTAGAACCTGGGCCGCCGATCACCGGTGACAGCACGCTGACAGTCTCTGCCTCGTTTCAGTACCGCGCCGACACCAACTAATTCGCCCATTGGGCAAACCCAGAACCCGCCATTGAGCGGGTTTTGTCATTTCTGCACAGAGGAAAACCAACATGGGTTTCAGACTCCCCAACGGCGCAACCCTTCAGATCGCCTCCGCATATGGCGCGGCAATCCCGGTAACTGCGCTGAGCAATGCCAATCCGGCTGTCGCCACTGCCGCTGCGCACGGCCTGGCTGACGGTGACATCATCGCCGTAACGTCGGGCTGGACTCGCCTGAATGATCGCGCCACTCGCGTCTCCAAAAGCCTGAGCGGTACGTTTGCTCTGGAAAACATCAACACCACCAATCTGCAGCCATACCCGGCTGGTTCAGGCTCCGGCTCAGTGCGCAAGGTGACCAGCTTTGTCGAGGTGCCCCAGATCACCGAGGTAAACACCAGTGGTGGTGACCAGCAGTTTCTGACCTTTGGCTTCCTCGCCGACGACGATGATCGTCAGATGCCAACCACCAAAAACCCGATCAGCATGTCGTTTACCGTGGCGGATGATCCAGACCTTCCCTATGTGGCTGTGGTGGAGGCTGCCGATGATGACAAGCAGACCCGCGTGCTTCGTTTGAATCTGCCGGGCGGCAGCAGCATCGTTTACAACGCTTACGTGTCCATTACCACGACGCCGACGCTGGGCCGAAACAACCTGATGACCCGCGTGATGACCCTGTCACTGGCCGGTCGTCCAACCCGTTACTCGGCATTGGTGGCGTAACCCATGGCCAAGATCAAGATCGCCCAGAACCCGACGTTCAAAGCGCCGGTGATGATTCCCCGCATCGGCGAAGCGCCGGTGAAGGTGGAATTTGAATTCAAGTACATGGACCGTAAGGCGCTTGCCGAGATGTTCGAGCGCTGGAACACGGCCCGCTCCGATCTGAACGCCAAGCGCATCGACGACGGCATCACCTGGCAGGAAGTGACGACCTCAGAGATCGCTCTGCAGGTCGAGCAGATCAAGGACGTTGTGACTGGCTGGTCCTTCGACGACAAGTTCACTGACGAAGCCGTAGCCGCGCTGGTTACCACTTGCGTCGGTGCGCCCCAGGCAGTTATCGATGCGTACCAATCGGCCTACGACCCGGCACGCCTGGGAAACTGAAGGCGGCGGCCCGTGCGCTGTATGAGCACGGGCCGTCGGAGCAGGAACTCGCCGCCTTCGGTATGACCTTGGCTGACATTCCCGTCGAAGAGGTCGAGGTCTGGCCGGACTCGTGGAAGGCATTCCGTCTGTTCGAATCGCTCTCCACTCAGTGGCGGACCGGGCCGGGCGGCGCATCCGGTCTCGACTATGCCGCCATCCCTGCCACGGCTCACATGGCGGGCATCAAACGGCACGAACTACCAGGCATCTTTTCCGACCTCCGCACGCTGGAAGTCGAAGCATTGCTCGTGATGAGCGAATCGAAATGACGGAGCGCTCATGACGACCATTGCAGAACTCGGGATCAAGGTTGATTCCAGCGATGCCTCGCAGGCCGCTACGGATCTAGACAAGCTGGCTGCCGCTGGCGGCCGGGCAGAGAAAGCCGCTGATGGGGTTTCCTCGGGCTTTGACAAAGCGACGTCAGCAGCATCGGGCCTGTCAACGGCTGAGGGAAAGCTCAACGAAACAACGGACCAGGCGATCGCTCGCCTCACAGCGATGGCCAAGGCTTCGCTGGATTCGAGCGAGTACTACCAGCGCCTGACAACCAGTGTCACCGGAAGCACGGCGGCTGTGGACGCCTCAAGCTCTTCTGCCAGCAGCCTCGCAGCGCTTCGGCGTCGATTGCAGGCTGATTCTGATGCCTTGGTGGGGTCGACCGACCAACTTGCTGAATCGACGAAGAAGGCAGCGGCCGCTACTGGCATTGAGGCTGAAGGGCTCCAGGCGCTTCTGGGTAAAATCAACCCGACGCTGACAGCGCTCGGCAAACTTGATGAGCAGCAGGCACAGCTCCAGAAATACAAGAACGCCGGGGTCATCGATGCCGATACGTTCAAGGAGTACTCCACCCGGATTGATGCCTCCCGTCAGAAGCTTGGTGATTTCAGCGAGACGCTAAAAAAGACCAGCTCATCGTCGGCCCAGACTGAGCAAGCGCTGAAGCAGTTGCCCGAGCAATTTACCGACATATTCACCAGCATCATCGCGGGACAGAGCCCGCTGCTGGTTTTGCTGCAGCAGGGCGGACAGATCAAGGATTCGTTCGGCGGTATCGGGCCAACGCTTGATGTGCTGGGCAGCAAGATCAAATCCATCCTCGGCATTGGTGGGACCGTTGGCGCGGTAGGTGAGGCGTTCGAGAGTGTTGGTACTGGTGCCAAAGCAGCAGCCGAAGGAGCTGAAGCGGCAGGTGAAGGCCTGGGCGCCATGGCCGAGGGTGCAAACACGGCCGCTGACGCTGCGAAGAATGCCAAGGAGGCTGCTGGAGCACTGAACTCCGCAACTCCACCACTCACCATTGGGTTTGGTCTTGTAGTTGCTGGCGCGGTTGCTGCTGCCGCGGCTATTGGCGCGTTGGTCTACGGCTACAGCCAGGGCACTAAGGAAACTGACAACTTCAGCAAGGCGCTGATTCTGACAGGCAACATCGCAGGCACTACTTCCGGCAATCTGTCAGTAATGGCGCGGCAAGTGGCGGCGGTCAACGGGACTATTGGCGAGGCGGCTGCATCCCTCGCACAGATCGCAAGCAGCGGAAGTATTGCCAGCGGCAGTTTCAAAACTGTGGCCGATGCCGCTGCGGCAATGGAGGATGCAACTGGCAAGTCAGTTGAGAAGACCGTCGCTGAGTTTGCCAAAATCGGAAAGGACCCTGTTGCGGCCGCAAAGGATCTGAACGATCAGTACAATTTCCTTACTGCGTCCGTTTATTCTCAGATCGTGGCGCTGAAAGAGCAGGGCGACACCATTGGCGCTGCCAAGCTGCTGACCGATTCCTATGCCGATGCGATCAATGACCGCTCAGGTGAGATTACAAAGAATCTCGGGCTATGGGAGCGCGGATGGAAGGCTGTAGGTGACTCGGCAAAAGCAACGCTCGACTCGGTCAAGAACATTGGCAGAGAGCAGGACGATGCGCAGAAAATCGTCGCGCTGCAGCACAAGGCTGCCTATGCCCAAAGCCAGTTAAATTACGATCCAACAGACACCGATGCGGCTCAGCGCCTCGGCACCGCGAAGCAGGAACTGGCGTTCCTTACCCAGCAGCGCGAAACACAGGCGGCGATCGCGGCCGCCAAGGGTAACGAGGCGCAGCGCCAGAAAGAGGGTATTGCCGCCGAGCAGCGTCTCAAGCTGATCAGTGATTCCAACCTCACCAACGCTGAGAAGCGCGACAAGCTGACTAAAGCCTACCTGCGCGATGTTGAGGTGCTGAAGAAGGCGAACCCGGACGACCCTAAAGTCCAGTCTGACTATGTCGCCAAGACCCTGCAAAACATCAAGGACAAAAACAAAGACCCTGCCAAACCTGCTACAGCGATCGACCTGACTGCGTTCAACGCTGCGCAAAATCAGCTGAAGTCGATCACCGGTTATTACGACGGCATCCAGAAGGAGCTGGAGGCATCGCAGAAAGCTGGGCTGGTATCGGCAGAGTCCTATGCCAGTCAGCGCGCGGCGATCATTGAGCAGCAGAAGGGTGATGTATCGTCGGCTTATGAAGCAGAGATAGCGGCATTGGAAGCCGCTAAGGGAAAGGCATCGACCAGCGCCGAGCAGCGCATCCAGCTTGATCAGAAGATCGCCGACGCTCGCACCTCGATGGTGGAGGCGCAGAAGAAAGCCGACAGCGAACTGTCTCTACTCGCTACCAGTGAAATAGGCAGGCTCAAAAAGCAAGAGCTGGCTGTTTCGACCTACACCACCGCGTTGGAGCAGCAGGTCAAAACGCTGCGCCAACAGGGGCAGCGCTCTGCGGCAACGCTTGGCATGGGCGATCGCCAGCGTGGTCTGACGGACCAGCATAACTCCGTAGATGACCGGATTAACCAGCAGAAGGTCGAGCTGGCCAACCAATACGGTGATGGCTCTCGGGGGATGAGCCTCGACGAGTACAACCTGAAGCTGGCTGCACTCAACAAAAATCAGCAGGATCTGCGCGACACGGTTCAGGCCAACTATGACGACATGACTGTTGCCCAGGGCAGCTGGAGTGCTGGCGCATCATCGGCCTTCCAGAACTATCTGGACTCCGCCAGGGACGTCGCCGGACAGACCAAAAGCCTGTTCACGAACGCCTTCAGCAGCATGGAGGATTCGGTCACCAACTTCGCGATAACTGGGAAAGGGTCTTTCTCTGACTTCGCCAAATCTATTCTGGTCGACATGGCCAAAATCGAAACGCGCAAAGCCAGTTCAGCCGTGCTAGGAACTCTGTTTGGCGCGGCCACCAGCTATTTCGGCGGCGGTGCGTCGGCGGTCACATCTGCGGGCTCGACTGCTGCAGGTTATAGCGATGCAGCACTGAGCGGCTGGTCTGGAGTTGCCCAAGCCAAAGGCGGCGCTTGGTCCAACGGCGTGCAGATGTTCGCCAATGGCGCGGCGTTCACCAACAGCATCGTCAGCAAGCCGACGGCGTTCGGTATTGCTGGCGGCGGTGTGGGTGTCATGGGCGAGGCGGGCGATGAGGCAATCATGCCGCTAACTCGCACGGCCGGGGGGCAGCTCGGAGTCAGAGCGCTTGGCGGTGGCGGCAGTAGCGGAAGCAACACCTACAACTTCCCCGTCTCGGTATCAGTTCAGACGACTGGCGATTCTGGTGGCGCGAACAGCCAGGAGGCTTCCACGCAACTTGGCAAAGGCATCCAACAGGCGGCAAAAGCCGAGGCTGAAACCGCGATTGCGCGAGCTCTGCAGCCTGGCGGCTCTATCTGGAGGCTCACAAATGGCAGGTAGTCATGGCGATTGAAACCTTTACCTGGCCAACCCAGCACGGAGACGCACCCGATATCGCTTATCGGGTGCGCACCTCCCAGTTCGGCAATGGCTACAAGCAGGATGTCGGCGACGGGCCGAATAACAAGGAGGACTCATACCCGATCACATTCACCGGCACAAAGGAGAGGGTTCTGAAGATCATGGAGTTCCTCGACAAGCACGCCGGAGCGAAAGCGTTCCTCTGGACCACGCCGCTCGGCCAGCTGGGTCTGTTTACCTGCAAAAATCCAGTGCCCACCCCAATGGGTGGCAACGTATTCAAATTGACGGCCACGTTCGACCGGGCCTTCCACCCTTAAGGACATCTCATGCCGTTGATTGCTGATATCCAGGCGCTTGAGCCGGGTAGCGAAGCGCTGCTGTTTGAACTCGATGGCTCTGATTACGGCGCGGACATTTTGCGCTTTCATGGTCATGCCATCCCGCACACTGCCGCTGAACTGATAGCAGCCGGCCTTGAAGCTGATCAGCTGCCCGCCAAATCAATCTGGTGGCAAGGCAATGAGTATGGTGCCTGGCCCATGCAGATTGACGGCATTGAAGCGAATGGCGACGGTACGGCAGTCCGGCCCACGCTTTCCGTGGGTAACGTCAACGGGCGCATCACGGCGCTCTGCTTGGCATTTGAGGATTTGCTTGAGTTCAAACTGACGATGCGGCACACGCTCGGCAGGTACCTTGACGCCGAGAACTTCCCTGGCGGCAACCCCGACGCTGATCCGACTCAGGAATCTATCGAGGTCTGGTATCTCGATCAGAAAACAAATGAGGACGGTGAAACGGTCAGCTGGGAGCTGGCCAGCCCGGGCGATGTCGGCGGCGAATCGATTGGCCGGCAGATGACCACGCTTTGTCACTGGTGCCTCACTGGTGGATATCGCGGGCCGAACTGCGGCTACACCGGGCCATACGTCGACAAGGACGGGCAGCCCACAGATAACCCTGAACTTGACGTCTGCGACGCCACGTTGACGCGCGGCTGCACGCCGCGCTTCGGGGTTGGCAACGAAGTACCCTTTGGCGGTTTCCCCGCCGTATCACTGATCGCGCGGAGCTGACCATGCTGAAATACATCCTGGCGGCCGTGCAGGCGCATGCGGCGGCCGAGTACCCGCGCGAGTGCTGCGGGTTGCTTCTGAGCGTGGGGCGAAAGCAGCAGTACTTTCCATGCTCCAACACGGCAAGCGATCCAAACGAAGAGTTTCGCATCAGCCCCGAGGATTACGCAGCGGCGGAAGACTTGGGCACTGTCATCGGAGTTGTTCACTCACACCCGGATGCGACCAGTCGACCTTCACCGCGTGACCTGGCGATGTGCGAAGCGACGGAACTGCCCTGGCATATCCTCAGTTGGCCCGAGGGCGATTTGCGTACCATCGTGCCTACCGGCAATACGCCTCTGCTGAAGCGCCCGTTCGTGCATGGCGCTTGGGACTGTTGGCAGGTCTGCGCCGATTGGTACGCGCGCGAGTTCGGCCTGGAGTTCGAAGCATTCAAGCGCACGGATGGCTGGTGGGAGAGTGCGGACACGGAGAGCCTTTACGAAACCAATTACGAGGCGGCTGGCTTTGTCAGGGTTGATCAGCCGCAGCGTGGCGACATGATCGTGATGGAGGTCGGCCGGACGAAGCATCCGAACCACGCTGGCATCTATCTCGGCGCTGACGCTTCGCTGACCGGTGAAGAAAGCGGGGTATTCGGCCCCGGTCCTTTCCTTTTACACCACCTGTACGGCAGACCGTCGGAGATCATCGTTTTCGGTGGCCCGTGGCTGGATCGGACACGTCTCATCCTAAGGCACAGCGACTCAACATAAACCGCGCGACAACTGAACTTTGGTCCTTACTCTGCGGAAGTGGTAGATTGACCAATCAACATAGAGCGTGTGTATGAAGCGATTTCTTATCTTCGGCGCGGCCTTCGCGGCGCTTTCGGGGTGCCTCGACAAAGACCCTGCTGACAATGGCCTTTCTAAAACGATGGAGTCCGTTAGCACTATTGAAACTTCCGCCAATTCTCCTGATGCGGCAGTAAAGTCGTGGTGGCGCATAAAGGACGCATCAGCGCTGGCCTCGATGGAGGTCTGCAAAAACAACCAGCGGTTGGCCGAGCCGGTTTTTAAAAAACTTTCCACGCTGGCTGATGAGGATATGCTTGTTAGAGGGAAGTGCGGAGATGTTCCGTTAAGTTTTGATCGGCAAATCACGAAGGTGGAGGTTCAGTCAGAGACGCGGGCGGTAGTATTTTCTCGAATAAAAAATATCACCCCTCCTGAGAAAGGCTCCGTACTGAGTGACGAGGCTAAAAAGGCGAAGGATGCTGGTGAGCCTTTCCAGTACGTGCTGGAACGAAAAGATGCAGCTAGCAGCTGGAAAATTGCGAAGATTGCCAACGTCCCATTTTATGCATCTGAGTGGCGAGACGTAAACGAAAAGCCGACCCCCTCCAATAACCAGTACGTTTACGGCTCCTACCAATGAGTCAATTTTTTCAAAAGGCCGCCTCCGGGCGGTTTTTTATTGCCCGGAGAAATACATGGCAGCCATTCATTACTCACCGATGACCACGATCAAGCTGTCGGGATCGCTGGCGCGCAAGTTCGGCAGGGTGCACCGCAGGCAGATCGATTCCGGCCAGACCTGGGAGGTGTTCAAAGCCCTGAAGGCGACACTGGAAGGCTTCGCTGACGAGATCCGGCGACTTGATCGACTCGGCATGCGCTTCGCGATATTCCGCAACGGCAAGAACGTCGGCGAGGAAGGCTTCGGACTCGGAGGTTCTCGCGAGGTCAGGGTTGTGCCGGTGCTGCAGGGCAGCAAGCGGGGAGGCCTGATACAGACTGTCCTTGGCGTTGTCCTGATTGCAGCAAGCTATTTTGGAGCGCCCACGGCCCCTGTGGGATTTGCCTTGCTGGCTTGCGGCGTGATCCAGATGCTCAGCCCGCAAGCGGCAGGCATCAAGCAGAGCGCAGCGCCAGAAAACCAGCCGTCCTACGCGTTCGGTAGCGCCAAGAACACCACGGCCAGCGGCAACCCGGTACCCATCTGCATCGGTGAGCGGCGCTGGGGCGGGGCGATAATCTCCGCTTCGATCTACGCCGAAGACAAAACGTAACCACGTCTGTAAGACCGCGCCGCCCGAGAGGCGGTTTTTTTATGCCTGGAGAAAAGCATGGGCGCAGCACTGAAGATCGATATCCACGGTGAAAAAGGCGGCAGTAGCAGTCCGAAGTCGCCGACCGAGGCCTCCGATAGCCTGCGCTCTACCAACCTGGCAAAGCTGCTCATCGCCGTAGGTGAGGGCGAGTTTGAAGGCACGCCTACGGCTGCCGACATCTACCTCGACAACACGCCGATCAGCGATGCAAGCGGCAGCGTCAATTTCCAAAACGTGAAGTGGGAGTGGCGAACCGGTTCAGTTGATCAGTCGTACATTCCCGGCATTCCGTCGATCGACAACGAGACGACAGTCAACGTCGAGCTGCGCAACGACTCTCCGTGGGTGCGCTCGATCACCAACACGCAACTGTCTGCCGTGCGTGTGCGCTTGGCGTGGCCCGCGCTCCAGAAGCAAGACGACAATGGTGTAGGCGGCTACCGCATTGAATACGCCATCGACGTGGCCACTGACGGCGGCAGCTACAAGGAGGCACTACTGGAGGCCGTGGACGGCAAAACCACCACACGCTACGAGCGATCGCGCCGCATCGATTTGCCCGCCGCGACATCAGGCTGGCAGATCCGCGTCCGCCGCCTGACCGCCAACCAGAACACCAACAAGATCGCCGACACCATGCTGGTCGCCGGGCTCACAGAGGTCATCGACGCAAAGCTGCGCTACCCGAACACGGCGCTGCTCTACATCGAGTTTGATGCTGAGCAGTTCACCAACATTCCCGCAGTAACGGTCAAGTGCAAGGCGCGGAAATGGCAGGTGCCAAGCAATTACGACCCATTCACCCGAACCTATTCGGGCGTGTGGGACGGCTCCATGAAAGAGGCGTGGACCAATAACCCTGCCTGGGTGACATACGGCGTCTGCACGCAAGACCGGTTTGGCCTGGGCAAGCGCATCAAGCCGTGGATGGTCGACAAGTGGGAGTTGTACCGCATCGCGCAGTACTGCGATCAGGATGTCCCGAATGGAGTCGGTGGCGTAGAGCCTCGCTTCCTGTGCGATATGAACCTACAGGGCAAGGCCAATGCCTGGTCGCTGCTGCGCGATATCTCCGGCATTTATCGAGGCATGACCTACTGGGCCCAGGGTCAGCTGGTTGCGCAAGCCGATATGCCGCGGAGCCAGGACTTCGATTACGTCTTCACTCGCGCCAACGTCATCGACGGCAAATTCACCTACGGCAGCGCTTCGGCGAAGACACGCTACACCCGGGCAATCGTTGGTTACGACAACCCGGACAACAACTACGACACAGACGTCATCCCGTTTGCCGACCCTGTGCTGCAGCGCCGCTTCGGTGATAAGCCAACTGAGCTGACTGCCATCGGATGCACCCGCGCTTCTGAGGGGCAGCGCCGGGGTAAGTGGGTCGTGATGAGCAACAACCAAGATCGCACCGTCAGCTTCAGTACCGGGATGGAGGGCGCGATTCCGCTGCCGGGATACATCATCCCGGTCGCTGATTCGCTGCTGGCTGGCCGGGAGATCGGCGGACGCATTGCTGGTGCTGCTGGAAGAGTACTAACGCTCGATCGCGACACCCTGGCAAAGGCTGGTGACCGCTTGATCGTCAACCTGCCCAGTGGCCAGGCCGAAGGACGTACCGTGCAGTCCGTGGCGGGCCGGGCGATTACCGTCACCGTCGCTTACAGCGAGACGCCTACCACACAGTTGCAGTGGGCGCTGGACGCCGACGACTTGGCTATCCCTCTGTACCGGGTGCTGAGCGTGAAGCGCAGTGCGGAAGGCGAGTACGCAATTACCGCTCTTCAGTACGAGCCGAGCAAGTTTGCCTACATCGACACCGGTGCACGTCTGGAAGAGCGTCCGATCAGCGTCATTCCGATCACCGTTGTTCCATCGCCTGCCAGTGTTTCCCTGGCGTCAACGACGGCGATCGCGCAAGGACTTGCCGTTACAACATTGACCATCAGCTGGCCTGTCGTGGCCGGCGCCGTGGCTTATGACGTCGAGTGGCGCAAGGACAGCGGCAACTGGATCAAGGTACAGCGCACCGGCTCCACCAGCGTCGACATCACTGGCATCTATGCCGGTGCCTATCTCGCCCGCGTGCGCGCCATCAGCGCCTATGACATCTCGTCGAGCTGGCGGAATTCGATGCTGACCCAGCTCAAGGGTAAAGAGGGCCTGCCGCCTGCTGTAACCTCACTGACCGCCACTTCGCTGATATTCGGGATCGCGCTCAAGTGGACTTTCCCACCTGGTGCGGAGGACACACAGCGCACGGAAATCTGGTACGGGCCGACGACCGACCTGTCCAAGGCCACGAAACTCAGCGACCTGGCCTATCCGCAGTCTGAACACGTCATGCAGCACTTGAAAGCAGGCTTGACGTTCTTCTTCTGGGCGCGACTGGTGGATCGGACCGGCAACGTGGGGCCGTGGTATCCGACCGGCGTGGGCGTCATGGGGCAGACCAGCAGCGATGCAAGCCCTGTTCTGGATCTGCTGGACAAGCAGCTGACCGAAAGCCAGTTCGGTGAACACCTGCTTGGCAGGCTCGACCTTATCGACGGCGACGGGCCTGGCTCCGTTAACGAGCGCCTGGAAGAGCTCAAAGCCAATATCGGCGAAATCACTGACGCACTGGTCTACGTGCCGACCGATGCCTATGTGCGCGACAACACCGTGCGCGTGGGTGACAACCTCTGGACAGCCATAGCGGCAGTGCCAGCGGCGGCCAACGGGTCGAATGGTCCGCCGAACCCGACGTACTGGGTCAACACGGGGCAGTCGATCCGGTCGGCTAATGCCCAGGCTGATCAGGTCTCCAAGAATACAGCCAACATCGCTACGATCGACGGTAAGACAACGGCGACCGCCACTCAACTGAATGCTCTGCAGGCGTCGACGAGAGACGACAACGTCGAGGGTGAAATGGCCGCGGCCCTGAAAGCTTGGGAAGAAACAGCCAACTACGCGCAGGAGGTGAGGGTACGGACAGAAAATGACTTTGCGCAGGCTCAGCGCACCACCTTGCTTGATGCAAGGGTGGCGGGCAACGACGCAAAGATCAGCATCGTTGAAACAGCGCAAGCCACGGACAGGGAGGCGACTGCGCAGCAGATCACCAACCTGACGGCCACGGTAAACACAAACCAGACGACGGTTCAGGCGGCCATTCAGTCCGAAGCGGCCACGAGGTCTAACGCTGACGGTGCGCTGGCTACCCGGATTGAGACGGCGCAGGCCAAGGCAAACGACGCGACAGTTGCGGTTCAGCAGACAGCCAGTGCTCTGGCCGCCACCAACAGCAAGCTGGCCGGGATCTGGTCGGTGAGAATGGAGCTCACGCAAAACAATATCCCGTACGCGGCCGGTTTTGGACTTGGGCTAGAGAGCGGGGCTGCTGGCACGACCTCGCAGTTCGTGGTGAGGGCCGACACGTTCTTGGTAATGAATACCAGCTCGCAATCGCCGCAGTCGTTTTTCGGCATCACTGGCGGGCAGACATTCATTCGCTCGGCATTTATCGAAGACGGTTCTATCAGCTGGTTGAAAGTTGGAAACCTCCAGTCTTCTGACTATGTGGCGAACGTTAGCGGCTGGCTTTTTCCAAAGACCGGCCCCTGGCAGCTCAACGGAAGTATGGCTGATGGGCGTAGGTCAACCATCAGCAACTCATCCATCAAGATGTATCACGCCAATGGTGTTCTTGGCATCGATTTGAGTCTTTGACATGACGGGGATAACGCTAAAAACCGCTGATGAACGAGTGCTGGTCGACATGACCATGAAGCTCAGTCAGACAATGGGTAGTGTCGATACAAACGGCGTGAATGGGGCAGTGACGATTCCAGCGCCGCCCCCTGGGAAAACAGCCTACTTTATTCCCGTCCCGCTGGTGGATCTCCGGCGCGAAAAAGGGAAGAGGCCGGGCATTACCCTGTCTGGCACTTCGCTGTCTTGGGCTTATTCCTACAACACCAACGGTTGGGGTTACTTCTCGGCGAACTGTCGAATTTATTACGGGTATTACTGATGACTTCGTTGGTGGTAAATAAAGATACCGGTGAATTGTTGTTCGATACTTCCAGAATATGTTACGGACTGGTTAAGAGTGGCTATCTGGTCGCCGGAGAAGTTTGGCAGAGAAAGGTGTTGCGGTCGGTTACAAACGATCCTGATCAGGGCGGTAGTTACATCGACAGCACCCGAACAGGCGACCAGATGTTCACGACAACCGTAAACAGTCCTCGATCACCGATTGTGTTTCTCGTCGGTAAAGGGTGTCTGCAAGGGACGTCGATCAGCGGCTCCGCTATGACGTTCCACTTCAGCGCAGCAAGTACTGCAACCAAGGCCTATGTGTTTGATCTGATGGCCGACAATATTCCTGGATCGCCGTATCTGAAGACATACACCGATCAGGGGGTATGCACTTTCAATTCCCTCCAGCCCCCATTGAACGTGGTTGCAACAGTTCAGGCCCCTGCGCCAGGCGCAGCGGACGCGTGGAGCCGTAGGCCTCTACCTTACGCAGGGGGGAGCTGGCAGGCCATCCGGACCCAGACTGCTTCTGTCGATTTTCAGAGTCACTTCGTCGTTGATGTACCGCTTGGTCAAGGGGTCGAATATGCCGTTTGCTTGCCTTGGTCCCGTGGTGCTGCGGGCTATATCGATGGATCACTTACGGGCGTAAACGCCAAAGTTATTGGCTTCTCCGAAGGAGCTTATGGGCGCAACGGCGGTATCAGCTTCATGTTTGCGCCAGCAGGCGCTACATCCAGCATCGACTTGTCGGGTAACCAGTACAGCTTACCTGGCTCCCTGGCCAATCTTCCTTTGGATCGATACCCACAGGCGCTTGTCGTTCCGACAGCGAACCTGCCATTCCCTTACAACTGAATTTTAAGGAAGCTCTATGCCTTGGTCGAGAAGCGGCACAGTTGCCGTCACCCAAAATTCCACGACTGTAACCGGTACCGGCACCAACTTCGCATCCACCTCGCGGCTCGGCGATGCGTTCAATGGTCCGGACGGTCGTCGTTACGAGGTCACCAACATTGTCAGTGAAACGGTGTTGGCGATTCTCCCCGCATACGCGGGCGCGACTGTCAGCGGTGCTGCTTATTCCATTGAACCAGTTCAGGGCTACCCCAAGGCGCTGACAGATGCGTTCAATACGGTAAACCAGCGCTGGGGTAATACGCTGGCAGCGCTGGGCACCACCGGCAACTACGACATGCTGCCACTGGCGAAAGGAGGTACAGGCCGCACTGACGGAAGGGCGCTGTTCTCAGAGGTTGGGGTGCAGCAGGCCAGTGCGCTTTACAACGTGCAAGGCATGTACATGGGCTGGAACTCGGGCTCGCAGGGTGAAGGTCACTTCGTTGTAAACCGTGGCGGCGGTGCTGGCGGGTTTACCTGGCGGTCAGTGAATGCTGGCAATACAGCCACCGGGCCAGCAATGACGTACAGCTACGAAGGGCTGCTTACGGTGTCGTCGCTTTCTGTGACTGCTGCCCCGATTGGGATCGCATCAGGCGGCACAGGAGGCAACAGCCAGACTACAGCGCGTAATTCGTTAGGTATCGGCCCTGCCTCTGCTCCCACGTTTGCGGGCTTGGAACTCAGCAACAACGCTCCCTATATCGACTTTCATTACAACAACACTACAGCAGACTATGACGTCAGGCTGATCAACCAAGCAGGGGGCGTGCTGACACTACAGGGTGCGATGCAGATCACAGGGCGACTTGAGTCGGCGGGCACCTGGTGCAGGGCAGGGCTGAGCGCCGGTCGTGGCGGCACTGTCTACAACTACAACTGGACCGGCTCTAACGTCGACGTCTGGATTGACAACACCTACGTCGGGACCATGACGCTGTTCGGGTCTGACTACCGGTTCAAAAAGTACATCGCTAACGCGAAAGTGCCGTCGTACCTTGATCGCATCGACGCTTACAGAATCGTCACCTACCAGCGCAAGATTTTCGGCGCGGTCTTTAGCGGCGATGGCACCACCTACCAGGGCCTGATTGCCCATGAGGCCCAAGAGGTAAACCCGCTGGCCGTTACGGGTGTGAAGGATGGGACTGACGAGAGCGGCAACGCACGTATCCAACAGCTCGACCCGATGGCCTTGATCACCGACCTGATGGGAGCCGTCAAGGAACTGCGCGCCGAGGTTATAGCGCTCAAGGCTGCTGCACAGCCAGCGCCCGAACCTGCCGCGGCGTAACACCAGCACAGCAGCACCCGCACCCCGCCATCGAGCGGGTATTTTTTTGCCTGGAGAAACACCGATGCCGATCACAGCGCAGCAATTATTGCAGATCCTTCCTAACGCCGGCCAGAAAGCCAGCGTTTTTGCACCCGTCCTCAACACAGCGATGAGCAAGTACCAGATCGTGACGCCGCTACGCATCGCGGCCTTCATCGCCCAGGTCGGTCATGAATCCGGCCAGCTGCGCTACGTTCGGGAGATTTGGGGGCCGACTCCGCAGCAGTTGGGATACGAGGGGCGCAAGGACCTGGGCAATACCATGCCTGGTGATGGCTCCAAATACCGTGGGCGCGGCCTGATCCAGATCACCGGGCGGGCAAACTATGCCGAGTGCGGCGAAGCGCTGGGCTTGGACCTGATCAACCACCCCGAATTGCTCGAGCTGGCGCAGCACGCCGCGATGTCGGCGGGGTGGTTCTGGCACCGGGCCGCGCTGAACTCGCTGGCCGACAAGGGCGACTTCTTGACCATCACCCGTCGTATCAACGGCGGCACGAACGGCTTGGCAGATCGGCAGGCGCTTTACGCTCGGGCGCTTGAGGTGCTGGCGTGAAGGCCCTCCCGTGGAAGGCAGTCGGCCTGCTGCTGATCCTGCTGGCTCTGGTGGGCGCGCTGTACGAGGCATACCTGCACGGCGTGTCCGTCACCGATCTGGCCTGGAAGGCGAAGTGGGCCGAGGAAGTCAGCGCCCAATCCGAAGCGGTGGCCACCACGACCACCGAGTACCGAACCGAAGAGCAACGCCGCCAGAAAGCGGCCAACCAGGTGGCAAACGATGCAAGACAAGAACAGACCGCTGCGCTTACTGATGCTGCTGTCGCTGACGCTGCTGGCGATCGGCTGCGCGTCGAAGCAGGAAAGCTGGCAGCCACGGCAAGTTGTGTGCCCGGCGATACCGGAGCTGCCGAACGAGGCAAGGCAGCCACCCGCGCCGCGATGGTGCTCTCCGACCTGCTCGGCCGGGCTGACGCGCGAGCGGGAGAGCTGGCAAAGGCTTATGACGAATCCCGAGTAGCCGGGCTGGCGTGTAACCGCCTTGTTGATGCGCTCCCCAAGCCCCTGATTACCTCCGAGTAACGGAACAATAAAATGGCAAATACCCAGCTGATTCAAAAATACACGGGCCAGACGATGCTGATCGTCAAGGCGAACGGCGGCAGCGTGACCGTCGAAAAGCAGGCCAGCGGTAGCTGGGTTGTGACCGACACCTTCACCAAAGACGGCGGCTACCTGCTGCAGCTCGGCAATTCTTCGACGCGCATTACACCAAATGGTGGCGCTGTCTTCGAGGTGACTCGATGAGCCTTCTGGTCAATCCGGTTGCGCGCCGTCAACCTATTCGGCGTGGCCTGGGCCTGCTCGGCGACAGCTTCTCGGGCAACTGCCACACCATCGCGGCGACGGCGTTTGGCACCGAGGCCTATGGCTATGCGGGCTGGATCGCGGCGCGCACCGGCCTGTTCCCGAGCTACGTCGACAACCAAGGCAAGCTCGGCGACCACACTGGGCAGTTTCTGGCCAGGCTTCCGGCCTGCATTGCGTCGTCCACTGCCGACCTGTGGCTGCTGCTGTCGCGCACCAACGACAGCACCACGGCAGGTATGAGCCTGGCCGATACGAAAGCCAACGTGATGAAGATCGTCACCGCGTTCCTGAACACGCCCGGGAAGTACCTGATCGTCGGCACCGGCACACCGCGCTTCGGTAGTAAGGCGCTGACCGGTCAGGCGCTGGCGGATGCGATCACCTACAAAGACTGGGTTATCAGCTACGTCAGCCAGTTCGTTCCCGTCGTGAATATTTGGGATAGCTTCACAGAGACCATGACGGTGGAGGGGCTGCACCCCAATATCGTGGGCGCCGACTTCATCAGTTCGCGCGTGGCACCGATCATCAATGCCAACTTCGAATTCCCCGGCATCCCGCTGCCCACGGATGCTGGCGACATCTACTCGGCCATCCGGCCCTACGGCTGCCTCAACGCCAACCCGCTGATGGCGGGCACTGGCGGCACACTCCCTGCTGGCGTGAACGCTGTGGCCGGGTCTGTACTGGCGGACAGTTACAAGGCCGCTGGCTCTGGCCTGACCGGGATCACCACGCGGTGGTACAAGGAGCCTGCCGCCTATGGTGAGGCGCAGTGCATCGAGCTGCGCGGCAACATGGCGGCGGCGGGCGGCTACATCTACATTCAGCCTACGGCCAACGTGGTACAGACTAACCTGGCTGCCGGTGATGTTATCGAAATGGTGGCGGCGGTGGAAATCTCGGGTTCGTCGCCTGGCATACTGGCCTGGGAGGCTGAGTTGACTATCACCAAGCCGGTCAGCGGTGCATCAACAACGATCTACTACCGCTCGATGGACAAATACCAAGAGCCGTTCACCATGCCGGCCAGCTTCTCCGGGCAACTGGAAACCCAGCGCGGGACCATCGATCTTACGGAAACGGTCATCACTTCACGTATGGGGCTGTACCTGGCAACGGGCGTGGCGCAGGGCTCAACTGTGAAGGTCGCTCAGTTCGGGATTCGCAAGGTATAGATGAACGGGACGCGATCTACGATAAAGCTAGCGTACACCCCTGATTGCCGAACGATTGCGGCAGCTTGTTCGGGCACTCCGGATCTTCGACAAAACCCAGGCCAGCGCAAGGCGCGCAATCCTCGCGCAGGTCGAATCTGTCACAGCAGTGGAGGCACCTGATAAATGTCGAATAGCTGTGGCGCTCCCACAGCGCAACTTAGGCTTTGAAGTCACCCCGATCAAGAGCGGCAGTGCCCGATGGTCAGGTTTTGGACAAGCGTTGGAACCATTCTGCGACTCCTGCCACTCAGCGTTGACTCTTCGCTCAGGACATTATC